CCGTGCGGGTGATAATTAGAAACACACTCACATACGAAAAACCACCAAATCGCTGTTAAATCAACGTTTTGGTGGTTTTCTTTTTGCTTTGAAGCACGCTCAAATGCAAAGTCCTCTTCGCAAATTCTTCGCAAATATGTTTTCACCTTTTTAAATGCGAAGAATTGCGAAGAATATTATTCGCACACTATTCTAGCTTGATTAGGGGAACTTTTGTTCGTATAATCGTAGGTGAGGTGATAGCTATGGAACAACAACCACTTAATGGAATCCTTGAAAGCGACCCCCGAACTATCAAACTAAGCCCCCTGCTTCTTTATGTAAAGATACGTGACTCCAAGACAAACGAGCTAATCAATTGTTTAGTACACGTCCATGCCTTAGATTTTCTCTATCGTGCAGAGAAAGGATCAACGGCTGCACTCCTTGGGCACTATAATAGTAGACGACAATTCGTAATCACTAGATATGCGATTGTGGCTCACACAAAAGTTGGCGCATAAGGAGAAAAAACATGGAAACTAAAGTATATCAAGTGCCGACACCCGATCACCGTATCTGGATCATCTGTGACCAAATTGGCATATCGGTAACAACCGATCCAAAAACTGACATGGTGCCACTTACCATCACCGATGAGGCAGTGAGTGGTAAGGGAATTCTCACAAGTATGACACTCAGCGGAAAATCTATCGAGGTGCTTGTGGATCGAGCAAACAACCAATCCATCAAGCTACCGGCCGGAATTTATCAGTTCCACCGCAACACGCCCAATGCACCAGCTAAAGCTATCTTACAGCTAGCTCTCTCACATTAAACGAACAACTTCTCTTATTATGTACAAAAGCAGCTAAACATGGGGTCCTTAGGGGTGAACACCCATATTTAGTTGTTTTTTGATTGGTTAGACTAGAACCAACCTTTGTATGATAACACTTATGGATGCCTTGGCTCAATATCTCAACAAAAGCCACCCACCTCCTAAGAGATGAGTGGCCTTAGTGTTACTTATCTTTTTGACTTGTTTTGCTCTTCTCTTCTCTCTCTTTTCTAGAAGATCGTGTCCCATATATAAACACATATATCAAGCTACCCAAGCCAGTTAGCGAAAGCAATGTACCGTACGAATGGCCGATCACTGCGAGATAAATCCCACCACAGATTGCAGTAAGAGCAAGTATGAATGCAGATATAACTCCCATCATACTATTCCTTGTATTAGAAACAACGACTTTGTCTTCAATACTCTGACGATGAGCCATCTGTTTTTCTGCCATCGTCAATATTCTATCTGCCGCTCCAGGGAGAACCTGATTATATTTCAAAAATTGGTCGGGTGATGGTAGCGGTCCAGAAAACAAACTCTCTCGAACAGACATTCTAACTTGAGTAACAGCTACGATCTGTTGTTCAATTTCCTGTTTCTGTTCAGGATTTGGAGCTTTTTCCAGTTCTTTTAATAACGTCTTAACATCCTTTACACTATTGGAAGTTTTTAATTTATTTTTTTGATCATTATCGTCTCTTGGGTTCTCTGGCTTTATATCCATCTAACGCTCCAAACATATCATTGCCAACCGCCTTCCAGTCAGAATGCAAGGCATTAGTATCAGCCTCACGTTCATTATCGGAAGTATTGTATTCATCTGTCGTTGCACCTAAATCAAGTACTCGAGCAGCACCTCTAATAAAAGAAGGCATTGCAAAAAGGGAATCAAACATATCGCAGCACTCCTTCCATGATGCGTAAATTAATTTGAATAGAGCCCGACTACAGTCTCTTAGTATATTATCACCATGAGTGAATCAAATGTCAACTTTTACGGAGTATATGTCAACTTTCTTATACTTTTTTGTATAGCTCATATAGGATTACGTATTACTGCTAAAAAAAGGCGCTCACCCCGTTAGGAGTGAGCGCCCTTTCTAAATCAGTAACGTACAGGTATATCTTGTACTATACGCTTATTTGACAAATTTGTTAATCTTTTTGTTGCCACTGATAAATAATCCATTAGCTAACTGAATCCGAGTTGTATCTCCGTACTTGACTATCTTAGCGACATCAAACTCAGTCCCGGCTGGCTGCCAGTCCACAACATACTTAAGAGCTTTATCCTTGTACCGGTGAGTGCCACGCACAGACTTTACCCGTTTGACATCACCACCAGCCACATAGTAAAGCCGATTTACATTGTCCTGATTAGACGTGATGTAATACCCGTTTGCCAATTGGAACCGGGTAATTTTGCCGTAGGTCACCACTTTAGCAATCGCAAACACAGTTCCGGCTGGGAAGTTGTCCACTTTGTGCTTGAAGGCAACGTCCTTGTAACGATTAATCGGTGTCCGGGCATAGATCATCTTGGGGTTATACCGATAATAGATGGCCTTCTTAGGCTTGATCGTCTTAGTTGTGGTGCCATAGTAGAAGTTTGAATACATCTGGGACACATCGAAACCACCATAACACCCGGGGAAGTGCATTCTTGACGTCCATTGCCAGCCATTATATCCGGTATAAAGCTTAAACCCGGACGGGTTATAAGGATAGTTAGCCACCCAACCGCCACGGCCCGAGTTGTTCAATGGCACTGAATTAATCCAGCTGCCCATCGTATAGACGTCTGTCTTAGGATAGCCCATGCGGTGGACTTCGTTGATCCAAGCCTTAACAATTTTGGAGTTCTGATTCCAACCAGAATTGGTGGCTTCAAAATCAAGTACGATCACACTGTTCTTGCCCAAACCAGCCTTTAGCGCACTTCGGGCTGCCATCTGGGCTTCAGCCTTAGCACCAGCCACTGTCGTAAATCGGGAAAAGTGATAGCCGTTGACGTGTAAACCAGCAGATACCGCGTTACGAATGCTCGGCTTGGCCGTTTGGTCAGTGAAGTACGTACCTTCGGATAGCTTGGCTATCATGGCTTTGACGCCATACTTCTTCATCGAACGCCAATTGGCAACGGTCATGATCCCATTGTTATTAGAAGTATCCACAACATCATAATGTGGCATTACTTTGCATCTCCCTCCGTAGTGGCCGTGTTCTCTGGCACATCTAAGGGTGCTGGTTCAGCGGGCACTGTCGCAGCTTGCTTGTCCAGTTGTGCTTGCTTATCAGCGAACGCTTGCTCTGTGTCCGCCAGAGCGGCATTGTATTCGGCCTGTTTTGCTTGGGCTTTCGTATCTGTTGTTGTCATCGACTGATATGCTTTTTCGATGGCTGCTGAAATAATTGCCGGTGCCAGACTATCATGACCAAATACTTTCATTTGGCCTGTTACATCAGCAATCGCCTGCTCACGCTTTTCTTCCCCTGGCATTTCATAATTAGTGGCCGCCTTGTTGACAGCACTGAACGCCAATGTGTCTAACAGTCCCAATACTTCGCGCTGAGTAGCGGACTTGTTCGCCGCAATCTTGGTCTTCAATGCCGGATTGATCCGGGTAAACCAGCCAACCAGGGCAAAAATTAAGACACCTAAGATACCGGTGTCGTTGAGCAATTTAATAATCTTCGTAAATTCATTCATGCTTTTTCCTCCTAGGATTTTAACTGACTCTTGAGCTCTGCATTTTCAATTCGTAGCTGTTCGTTTTCCATAATGAGTTCATGATTTCTTTTTTCGGCTTCATCAGTTCGCGTCTTCATCTCCATGTACAGCCCTTGCCATTCTTCACGATTAGACTTCTTCCGTGATATTCGATTGGTGTACCATGCCGCAATCATACCGGCTACAACTGACATGATTAGATATATTTGGTGCAAATAGCTTTCGGTCAAACTGAATCCGAGCGGCGGGCAACAATCATAATGACAATGGTCAGTGCGGCATTACTGATCCACGGCATTCCGCTCCCCATAACCATTGAATGCAAGAACTGATAAAATGACAAGGTCGCCATGGCAAACGTGGCCACGGTTAAAATGATGTGATCCATCCTAACCGACCGCTTAGGGTCCAAGACCCAGATTGCCATAACCACACCAATCACCACATACATCATGCCTACGGCATCATCATTCGCAATTTCAGCGACTACTGGTGGCCAAGTAAAATAATGATCACTAACCATCAAAAATAGGCCAATACCAATCATGGTTAAAGCAATCACGGTATGCAGCGGATTATCCCGAAGTGGATGATACATATAAATTCCTTCTTCCATCAAAAAAGCACCTAGGCGGTTGTGGTATCCGTCGTTGGTGCCGTGTAATTCTTACCTGTCAGCTCCTTGTACTGTTCTGGTGTAATGCACCAGTTGACCATGTAGCTAATGTCTAAACCCCATGAAGCATACAATTTGGCGTCATTAATGTTAGGTGATGAAAATGGATTATTTCCCATGATAACTCCTCCTATTCTGCCTTAGTTGCAAGCTGTTTCTGAACAGCTACTATTTGTTGTGAAAGACTACCGAATTGCTTTTGAAATTGCTCTTGCGTAGTGACAAACTGTTGCTGAGCTTCTACTTGAGCCTTTGTGGCGCTTCCCAATGCTGTTTGCAAGCCTTCGATGGTTTTATCCCGCTTTTCGGCTTGTTCGCCTTGCTGGTCAATCAATCCTTGCAGATAGTCAATATCCAAATTGGGTAAGTTCCCCGGAGCTGTGACTTCTTGCGAATCATCACTCTTGAATGCATACATCCACCAGTATCGCGTGAAGTATTGAACCGAGGTAGTTGGGATATTGACTGCCCGTAAGTCATCCGCTGGTTCAAGCACGGGTGTGGTATCCTTGTCTGGAAACTGGTTATCTGAATCTGATTTTACGTAATAAATTGGCATTTCTTTTCCTCCTAACTTTGTGTATATGAGTTATTAAAAATTACGATACCGTCATTAGTCCTACCCCCTGGAATGCTAGAAATGGCAGACAAAGATGAATCTTTATCAAAATATAATTTGGCAGTCATCGGATAGTCACCATCGTCAAGTCCTACCGTCATTTTCTTTTGGATAGTCCATACTTTATTTTGTAATTCTGTTGGAAGTTGACTAACTATTGTCAGAGTAGCGTATGTGTTACCACCATTTCCCCCTACGCGTGCATACCCAGATATATATAGTGTGCCGTCGACAAGTCGATAAAAAGCAGTAGTAGCATCACTATTTACCAATAGTTTCCAAGCACTTGCCTCAATGCTTTTCAAATCAGCCGCGGTTGCGACATCGACACCTCCTGATTGTAATCCGGCCGTGAAATTAGTAAGTTTGCTGGAATCAACCATGTTAGCAGTAGCGGTGCTGATAGCGGTTGTAACATCTGATGTGGTTGCTACTGCTGTACCATTACTCTGCAATCCGGCAGTAAAGTTAGATAGCTTAGTAGTATCGGCAAGCGTTGATGGAACAGCAGGTACCCCATCTTTTGTGATATAGGGATTACCTGTAGTTTTATCAATTGGTGCTACATCAAATGTTTTTTGACCAGATATTTCTTCTGCTCCAGATAGGTGGGCAACCTTGGAATCGTCAGCAGGTGTGATAGTTAGCTTATCTTGCTTAGCGTTAACTTCCTCAATTCCTGCTACATCACTGGCAGGTTTACGCATATCAGCTACATTTACTTTATCCTCTGGATTAGGGCACCAATCAGTTGCTACACTACCTTTTTCTACCTTAACTTGTCTCCAAGCATATGAACCAGATACGTCCCCACTAGACCAAGCAAGTTGCAAAACAATTGTTTTGCCATCATTTTTATCAGGCGCATTAAAAGTAATTGATGCCCTACCTAATCCAGTAATAGTAGCTGATCCTATTGGTGCTTGTCCTTGTCGGTTACCATTGGTATCAGCTTGCCACACTTGAAAAAACATAGGATAATCATTTTTTTCAATTTTTACACTGGCTGTATATTGACAGCTATTCTCATAACTGAGTTTACCTATAGTTGCGACTAACCAATCGCTACCGGTAGCCGATTCAATATCATTGCTTGTGCCAGTCAATAGGTTAGTTCCTACAGCACTATTATCAACTTGAGTTTGCAATGCGTTAACTTCTTCAATTCCGGCTACATCACTGGCTGGTTTACGCATATCAGCTGTGTGTACTACCTTGCTATCATCTGCTTTGCCACTAATCTTCGTGTCTGCGTAGTCCTTTGCCGACTTGAGTGTTTCAGCGTCGCCATCGGAGACATTCTTGGTAGTCGCGATGGCATTGCCAGTACCGTCTACCGCACCCTTTTCAAGGGTAACGGCCTCCTTGAAGTCTGCTGGCTTGCTGCCATCGATGACGGTGGCAGGGATAAGGCTTTTTACATCGTCCGTTTTGACGTAATCGGCCAATGTTGCTTTTAGGATTTCGTTAGTAACGGCGCCAGCTGGGTTAACTGATATTTCGACGTTACTTGCCTGACCAACAACTGTTTCCAGATCAATTCCTAATGCCGACCCCATTGCATCTTGATGGATATAGACTGGGTCCTTTAGCACGGTGACACTGTACAGCACTTCCTTACCATCACCATCAACTGCGAAAAGCCCAACTGAATTCATCTGGTAATTATTAGGTGCTTTGGTTTGGTCGATTGCAACGTTGACATTGACAGTATTGTTGTTGATGACTGTCACGGTATTAATGTCAGCTGTCTGCTGTACATTATCCAGAGACGTCAGGACTTGTAACTCGGTAACCGATTGATTAAAAAGATTAGTGGTGCTGATTTCTGCTTTGGTAAATTTTGCCGTCGTCTCATTGGCGATAAGCCGTGCGGCTATTGACTGGGCGGCAGTCGTGAGGATAGTCGTTGCACTTCTCTGTTCGTCATTACTTGCCACTATTACCCCTCCTTTGCTTTAATTGTTTGTCTAATTTTGGTGACACTAGCTAGTCCTGCATCGCCTTGCATCGAGATATGGCGGTTCTGCGCGACATTCATTGTTGTATGAATTGTTTGGTGAACCATAGTATAAGAGGCCATATAGAGATTACTTTTGACTGTCGTTTGGAACTGGATCGAAGCTACTCTGGTTGGAGCCGCAACGGATGCCCGGACCTGATCAAGCAACATTGCTTCTTTCTCCTGTGAGTCAACATAGATTGCCGGGACATTCAAGACCTCAATTGCCATCGGTTCACCAGTTACGTTCCAAAGAGGGCGTACCCAAAATTCGTGTGGGTCCGCAGAGAGGATTACCGAGACGACATCATAAATCTGATTGATGGTCCCATCGGTATGACGTCGCGCAAGGCGTGCGTAAATCATTCGCCGATAGAAATCGTCATCCATCTGTCCTCGATAAACTCCAATGAGGTTACCTATTCTGTCTAGGAATCCACCCTCAGCAGTGTCTAGTGACCGCATTTTCAACAGCATATCTAGTCGTTTTTCACCCGCATTTATCGGCTGTTCGGCTAGCTGCATCAACTTCCAGTTATTTGATCCAGTAGACCGATCAAAAGATGGCGGTAAGTCCTTAATTGTTGGATCAATTTGCATTAGTTACCACCTCGATATTGCCCGGAGCATAAGTTGCTGACTCAAAGGTCTCTAGCTGGATATCGGACGCTGCTAAAGTATCAGTTGTGCGCCCAATCTTGATCTCCGCATCAGTCACGCCGACCACTCCATAAACCAAAGTGTAGAGATAAGTAAAACGCACCTTATCCCCCATTGTTAGAGAGTTAAGATACGTTTTGATGTTGGTTTTAATTTGGTCAATTCCATCTGTCTCAAATAAGGTACTATCAGTATCAAGCGTGACCGTCATAAAGATTGGCACGCCTGTTGGACGGTCAAAGTGAATCTCTTGCGGGTGCCCGCCACGGTCCAGCACCTTGCAAACCGTTGACCCTACTGTCTGAGTCCCACCAGCAAGAGTATCGCTAATAGCTTGAGCTACATCACCATCGATACCGCCTGAAGCATAGACGTGAATTGACTTTGGCGGGTCACTATTTTCATCGACTTCATTGGTGTCATTGACGTTAACCTCTACTTGATCGACCCCGGCTACGTTAGCCACTGATGATTTGATTCCGTCACGAGTAGCCCCCGACGGTGATTCTTCGAAGACTTTTACCCGATTCTTAAAAGTCTCATCATCCTCGGTAGTCATACCACCAGTCGCTGCCACCGGATTAGTGACCGAAGTGATCTCTTCAACCGGCATGGTTTGCTTAGTAATCGTACCTGCTGCGACATTCGCATCAGCTGACTCATCCATCGAGACAGCAATGCCGGAGCCATTGCCATCGGCATCCAAAATAACTGCATCTTCAAGTATGAAGGTTTGTCCATCTTCCGTTTCAAACATCTCATCAGCATCAATCACTGTTCCTGCTTTTCCGGTAAAAGATAAAGACACGTAAGCTGGTTGCGATTTGTTGCGAGTTAGTCCGAATAAGGCAACAACCTTATCTAAGGTAATCCCTGTTGCGGTATCGAAAAACCACGAGTCCCAAACGTTCCCAATAGTTTGTTCGTACTTAGCCATTCGGTGAGCCACGATACGGATAAAACTACCTAAGATAGACTTTTCAGCCGTCCCAATATTAGAACCCATCAGACTACCAGCAAGCTCAAATAGGTCAATTTGAATTGCATCCTCTGGCTCCGCTACATAACCTTGCGGCGTTAGTCCGTACTCAGCATCAGTTTCCGCCATCAATCGTCACCTCCTGTTCTATTTCCTCTTGATCATCTTCAATACCTGTTTGGTTCATATCAACGGTCATTTTCAAATTTACTGACAAAATTCGCGTTTTATGGTCCAAATTAAAAGTGGTATCTGTGATGGCTACCACTCGGGGTTCCTGCTCCAAAATTGCATCCTCAAAATCAGCTTGGGCAAAGGCTTCATTAAAGTCTTCACCGATAAGATTTTCATAGTCCATTCCCAAATCGGGTTCTAGTGGTGCGTCCCCCAGCTGATTACTGATGATGGTGCGAATTCCTTGAGCCAACTCCTCTTTACCAGTAACCGTCTGCATTTCACCATTTTCGATGACTAAATCGCCGTTCTCATCTTGTTTTAAATCTCGTAATTCCATTAAAACACCGCCTCGATAAAAGCATCATTCAGACTATGCAGACGATCCGAAGCGTTTGAGATATCTCCAGTATCGCCTACATCGGCTTCTGAAACGTCACGATCAAAGAAGCCCACACTTACGCTGACATCCTTTTTCACATCGTCTCGAGCATGCTTAGGAATTCGTACACTCAGAATCATCCCTCGCTTATCGCCATCAGGCGCAAGATCTTGTGGTTGTACGGTACAGGTATGATCCGATTCTACCGAAACTACTCGGCAAAGTAGGTGGACATGTGTCTCACGCTTTACCTTTCGTGCTAAGAAACGAAAAAACTTTAATTCCGGTCTTTTATTGGCCATTACTTTAGCACCCCCGTTGTTAGGAAGGACGACCCATCATAAGCGTGCTCACCGTTATCGACGACCATCGTACGATTAAGATTTCGACTCTTAACCTTGATCACCGCATCAGTCGTTATTCGATGCTGCAGTAGACAACTAAAACTCCAAGATTCACCATCGTCATCTTCACTGTAGGCAGGCTCATCAGTGAGGCCAGTTTCGGCTGATAGTAAGAACTCAGCAGGTTTGGTTGCTGTACTATTCTTCTTGGCCCCTCCGGCTTTTCGTAAAGCTTTTTCAGCCTTAGCCAGCAACTTTTTAGCGTCGATCCATGCATCCTTGGCATCCTTGACCTCTTTGGTCCGGTTGGTGTATGACTCAATGGCATTCTTGTGAGATTTCAAGCTGCCAACATCACTAATCCGCTGCTGCCAGTGTTTAATAGACTTCTGGGCCGCGGCCTTGCCACTCTTGGTTTTAGCCTTGGCCAATCGTCCCTGAGCCGCTGTCAGATTCTTCTTGTAAAGTTCCCGGTCCTTAGAGATTGTTGCTGTTGTAGACGACCGATACTTGGCTGCCGTCCCCTGTTGTTTCAACTTGGTCAGATAGTGGTTATGAGCCGACCGGACTGCAGTACGTCGTGTCCGTACAATCTTTTGCAGATCACTGGCACTGGTGTCATAAACCACGCAGTATTTTCCACGCACAATTCGGAGAACCGACCCACACTTCTTAGCAATAGATTCAATCAGTTCTAACGGCTGACCATCAGCTGTATAGCCCTTTTTAAATTTCTTCGGAATTTGCAGCTTGATGGATTTCAGCGGAATGCCTGACTTTTTGGCAATCGTCTTGATAACTTGTTCAGCATCCGATTGTTTCTTAAAGGTGATTGAAACATCTTTCTTTTTTGAGTAGTCGGCGCCCTGGATGAAGGTAAAGCTGAACTGCGAGTCAACACCGGACCATAGCAGAGGCGGAATTTTGTTGATGTTACCCTCCGTCAGAACTCCAACATCACCTTTATATCCTGCGTAAAGTGTGACGTGCTCTCCTTTTTTAAAAAGAGCCCGTGTCTTCTTAGACAGGTTCATGATGGTCACTGTCGCAACATCTGGTGTGGGCTCACTAGAAAATGGCACACTAAACTGAATTTCCAGCAAATGATTCAGCCGGTTTAGATTTTCAAGCGTCACTTTTTCCTTACCTGTATCCAGCACCAACTTGACTCGCCGATCCACTTGATACTTAGCTGCCATCATCATCACCCCCATCTTCGCCAATTCCAACATAGTCATCGCTACTAAGATCATCTGTTGGGTCAATATCATCGATCATCAAGAACACTGTCCGCCCAAAAGTCTCAGCATTGACGGCTGTGGCTTGTCCGGACTCATCCATTGGTACCAAGTCAACCGCTGGCAGTCGGTCATCATTGACGTAGGCCCATAGTCGATGATTGAGTACCAATTTTTCACCCAAAATGATTGGGTTGAGGTCCTCGTCGTATAAATCGACCGTAAAAAAATCACCAACAGCGTTGTAGGAAACTCCAAAGTTGAAGGTGACATCTGCTAATTCAATTTCAAAAATCTCTGGGAGATCATCAACATCTATCGGAATATAGTCGCGTTGCGACATCACCACTCACCTCACTTAACTCTAACCCGAACACCAATAGGTATCTTGCGATCCGGATACTTGTTCCACTTACGCAACGTCGCAATCGATGTTCCAAAGCTTTGATGGAACCCCCAGTAGGTATCCCCGGCTTTAGTCTTGCGATAAGTACCCTTAGTCTGAGCAGACTTGGTACTACCAGTGGGCTTCTTATTACCGTTACTTTTTTTACCCTTCTTTTTGATTCGGGAAGTCTTAGCAAAATGTACAAACTTCAAGCTCATTGTTGCCTCAATTGTCGAAGTGTACTTTTCGCCATGACGGGTTAAGTCCTCAATTTGAAGATGTTTGTAGTAAACGACGGCACCCTTGAAAACCACTTGTGTGCCATCGAACCGCCACTTATTCAACTTGGACCAAACCTTATTGGCCTTAGCCATCGTATCTTCTTGAATCAATATTGAAAGGGTGATTGTCTTACTTGTTGACCTTGAATGATCGGTGATAGGTTCGCCCTTCTCAATAGCATACTGAGTGACCTCAGAAGCCGAATCATCATCCTCAGTCTTGGCATGAATCCCAATTCGTTGAGACATCTTATTTTTTCCGTATTCGTGCATATATGCACCAAAAAACTCGGAAGTCCCATCCCGAGTTCGTTTGTATACAGGTTTTACCATTATGCTCCTCCTAACAGATCTTGTAATTGCTCAAAGCTTTCACCCATCGCTTCCTTGACCCACTTCATAACTTGTTGCTTCGTGATATTTCCGCTGGCGTCACCAGTTATATTGACATGGATCGTTGGGTGAAAATCAATCTTGGGTTTACTGCTGTGTCGTGAATTTGAAGGAATGGATTGGTTCGCAATCTGCTTTGATTTCTCGTGCGGATAAATGGTTCCGGCTGAGTCTGGCTTGAAAAGCTCAGGCCCCTTCTCGCCGACAATCGACCACTCACCAACCTTCGGACGACCACCCTTGGCATAAGCACTTGCCGCAACACGCTCAAAGGCGGCCCGTCCAGAACCATAACGGCGTTTAATATATCGAATGGAAGCTAGTATGTTGTCATACCCATTCAAGATGTTGGTATGCCCCTTAAAAGCATTTGCCTTAAAGGTTGATAGTGTCGTTTGGGTCAGACCTTTAGAAGGATTACCGGCCTTGGCATTGCTATCCCAGTTGTTTACAGTGGTTGGGTTGCCGCCTGACTCACGACTGATAAGCCGTAGCATATCATTTACACGCCAATCCGTAGCTGAAAGGCTATTGACTCTAAGAGCCTTCTCGACTGCTGACTTCCAGCGTTTAACTCCAGACCCTCCGGGGTTTCCCATTGAACCGCCAGCCGAGTCATTTTGAAGGTTCTTAGAAATCCAAGCCAACGCTGACTTGCCAATCTCGCGCTTGAAGAGCTTTTCAACGCCAGCATCCTTAGACTTACTCTTCTCCACACCAGAGCTCTTGCCATGCATCTTGGTGACATCGTACCAACCATTGTGGCTCATACCACCGTGATTCCAGACAGAGCCTTTAGATACACCAATGTGAACGTGAGGCGGTGTGCCAACATTGTTATGGCCCAACGTCGCGACTGTTTGACCAGTCCTTACGGTATCTCCGACACTAACCTTCGCATTCTTGGCCATCCCATACTCTTGGTAAATCTCTTCGTATCCATCATCTGATTTGACGACAATCGAATGACCAACGGCTCCCCAGCCAGAGGGCGGATACCCGACACGAATAACTTTTCCACCATGCACGGCATGAATTGCCGAACCAACTGCACCGGAAAAGTCATTTCCATCATGCAGTCCGCTTCCTCGTGCGGAATTAAATCCATCAGTTTTAGCAAGCCCTGGTGAGTGGGCCCAGTTACCGCCGGCCCCGCTGCCACCATTTATAGCATCATTGATGACGTTCCAACCAGCCTTGTACCAATTAGGACCGACAGAATCCGTCGCCCCCTTAGCTGTAGTGGTCAACCCACGTTGCAGGTCAGACCCTTTAGGCTTAATCGTCTTGTCATCAAAGTCACGTTTCCAAGCAGCATCTGGGTTCTTATGATTCTTAGAAGCCAGACTAATCAGCTTATCATCAGACGCACCAGTACCTTTCTTGAAGTGTGGCAAGTATGGTTTGGCCTTCTCAACCTGTGATCCGTTGAAGACTTCATCACCCTTTTTCAGGGGCGTAATGACATCCTTACCAATAGGCTTCAAAAGTTGACTGCCACGGGCCACTAGTTCTTGTCGAGGGCCACTTGTTGCGTCGTTAAGAACGGCCAGCTGGTCACTAGCGATTGGACCCTTAGACCCAGTTGCATAGTGAATTGGCTTCAATACAGACTTGTTCCCACCGAACTGAGCCAGTGTGGTATCAATGCTACTGATACCCGAATTCATTGATGAAATTGCACCGGCCATTCCGTCATGGGCTTGGCCTTTTAACTTGCCAAAAATGGACCCAAAATCGCTAACTAGGTCCGTTGTGACGCTGTTAAACTGCTTGTGCATTGACTTCAGTGAGGCAACCGTATCATCTTTGACGTCGTCAAACTTCTTGACCGCCTGCCTATGCAGTTTCGTGGTCTCAGATTCCGCATCAGTGCGAGTATCATGCCACAATGAGGCGTTTTTCTTGTTGAGCTGTTTCAGCGACGAAGCAGACTTCTTAGACATGTCACCGTAGTTCTTAGTGACTAATTTCGACATCTTTTTGGATTCCGAAATTGAGTCTTTAGAAGTCTTCTTGCTCAGCCCTGGCATAGCGGCTCCGCTACCAGTAGCAAAGCTAGTTAACTGGATCGTGCCAGCAGCAAAGTTAGGGAGTCGTTGACTGAAAGCACCATGTGCCATCTTGGCAACATCTGCGTGGCTGTAGATACGATCACCCGATCGTACCTGTAGAAGTTGCGCACCCTTAGCACCCACAACGCTGAATTGCTTCCCGCGTTGTAAGACCTCGGAGCCATTTTCCCCAACCATTGCCATACCGGTCTTACGGATTGATCCACCAGCTGCATACCCAGAATATCCAGGAACCGATATGGTACCGCCTGCGTTGATCGTTGGGCTGCCTTTGCTTGACGACTTACCACTGCCGCTTGGCTTAGATGTAAAGGATTTTTTAATTCGGCTCCAAAAACCTTCTAGCCAATTGCCAAATTTTTGCATCCCCGTCTTGGCTTGACCAGTCCAAGAATTGAAAGAACTAAGGGCAGAACCAGACATCTTCTCAACTTGAGCTACGACTTGTTTGTGCATCCGGGTTGCCGAGCCAATAGACTTGTTTTCTGTCTTTTTAGCAGCGTCAATTGATTTGTCGCGAGTTGATTCTGCTTTTGCGATAATCTCATCGTGTTGCTTTTTTGAAATTGACTTGCTGACATAATACTCATGGTCAGCAGCAGATTCAATCGCTTTGTATTTCTTATCTGCAGATTTCTTTACAGACGTATATGTGCTTTGCGCATCAGTAATCTGTTTACGCATAGCTTTGTATGAAGCAGAAATCTGGTTCGATGCTTGTGTGGCAGAAATTTTCTTGGTTGAGTCACGCAATTTACCCAGAATAATTTTTTGTTTAGAACTGCCGCTAGACATAAGGGCCGAAATACGATTTTCAGCATTTTGAACTGCCTTTTCGCGACCCTTTCCACCCTTACTTTCAGCCTTACTCAGTTCGGCAATTGCGACCTTTGTTTTATGCAAACGTGAATTAAGACTAGAACTATCAGATTTTTCAATTTTTCGAGCTTCCGTTGCAGAAACGGCACCATATTTTTGAAGAGTCTTGATAGCTGAGTTAGACGATTTTTGCTGTGCCTTGGTGTAACCAGCCGCACTCTTTGAAAGACGACCATATAAAGACTTATTGACACTAGTACCAATGGCTTTGCCCTTAGAATTCATCATTGAGGCATGTGTTGACCAGTTAAGTTGAGCTTGAGAAAACAGCTTGCTAGTGGCATTTAGCTCACGTTTAGTCTGTTTAGATAATCCATCAATTGGGCTTTTGACTTTTTTAGGCACAGACGTCATACCAGCGAAATTAGATCCATACGGATTGGTTAGTAGCGTTTGGCGACTCACTGAGCCACTCTTTTTAGCGCTGACATCGTAACTATGAATATTTTTGCTTACTTGTTTAACAATGTGACTATCAGCAAGTGCATTGCCTATGGCCCCACCAACAGATGCACCAATTGTGGTAACAAGTGGATTTCCACCACTTAGAGCGGCCGCAACTCCACCGCCGACTGCGGAACCAGCGCCGTGCCATAACGCCTTGCCGCCTTGCTTGCTATCAACACCAGAATGAATTGCTTTAACAACATCGCTACCAATACTTAAACCAATGCCAGCATATGTTAGCTTGGAAACTAATCCTGAACTAGCCAGTTTGCCAGAACCACTCGCTACCGCGGAAGAAGCCACCGTCGCTTTTTTAGATGCACTCACTGCTCCTTCGGATTCTGCCAATGCTGTCGAAGACGCAGCTAATGCATCCTGAGATACAGCTAAGCCTTTGATAAGTTTGGCCGTCTTGATGGCCGCACTACCTAGTGTTGTGATAACACTAACAACTTTTGCAGCTGGTGCCAATGCAGCAACCGTTATGGCAGTCCACGTCAGCATGGTCTTTTGTGACTTATCAAGTTTGCCAAATTTCTCCAGCAAGCCCCCCATACCGATTGCCAGTTTAGTAATCGACGGGAGTACCGTTTGTGCAAAAGTGATAGCTAAACCCGATGCTGCCTGTTTGAACTTGTTAATCTGGTTTTGAGCAGACTGCATGTTCTTTGCAGACAGCTTGCCGGTATAGTCATTCTTAGCTGAATCCTTGACCTTCTCGTTTAACTTGCCAAGCTGATCAGCATTTTCAGCTAAGATGGCTCCAGCTTGTTGCCCTGTTGCCCCAAACAGATTATGAAATACAGAGGCCTTTTCAGTCGCTCCTAGCTTGGCACTATGCTTTTGAATTAGGCTAAAAGTGTCAGCCATAGACTTCATATCACCATTTTTCTTGGTGAAATCTTTGGTTGAAAGTCCTAATTTATCAAGCGCACCTTGTGCTGCTTTTGAAGGTGACTGTAGACTGGTCAGTGTCTTACGTAACCCAGTCCCGGCTTTATCAGCTTCGAGACCATTATTAGATAAGATACCGATTGCACTGGCAGTTTCGGACAGACTTAATCCGGCTTGCTTAGCACTGACACCAGAGTAACTAAGAGCGATCCCCATCGAATGGAAGTCCGTTGCCGTCAAATCAGCAGCGTATGCCATTTGATTAGTAACTGTCTTAGTGTTCTTGATCATGCCAGCAGTAGAGTTGGCCCGCATTCCGAAGGACTCTAAGGCTGCTGTTGAATCATGCACAACGTCTGAGAAACTGTCCCCAGAAGCTACAGATGCCTTTAGCATGGACTTCATAGAACCAAGAGACTGCTCAGAGGTGTAACCACGCTTGGTTAGTTCCTGGTACCCCTCAGCAATTGACTTCTGGGATTTACCGTACTGAATAGAATATTTAGCGCCGTCAGCCTGCATTTGCTTAGTGGCCTTCAGTGAAGTTCTGGCACTCTCACCACCAGTCGTCAGCAAGTTATTGGTGACCTTGTACTCATGCTGAAGCTCAATGGCCTTCTTAGCGCCATAGACAAACGCGGCGCCAACACCTAGGCTCAATGCCTTGGTCTTATCATAAACACGGTTAGCAGACTCAGACACCGTCTTCATGGACTTCTGGGCTCGATTGAATCCGTTGAGTTCGTTAGAAGTCTTAGCCATCTGTAGGCCTAGATCATTAACACGCTTTCGCTGTGCCTGATAGGCCTCTGAAGTTGAGCCACTAGCTGTCTTTACTCGCTGGAGCTGAGTAACTTCTTTACTATACTGAGTTTGTAGACTCGCGTATGTACCACGCAGTGACCGAATATGGTCACTGTTAGCAGCATGTGCATGGCCTTGGGCCTTTAATGTTTCAGTGTACGAGGCATCAGCCTTCTGGCTAAGTTCTAGCGATTTTCTCGAAGACTTAAGTGCGGTTTCATATTCCTTAACCTGCTCTTTAAGCTTGGCCCTGTCTTGCGCAGACTCTCGATCCTGTCGTCCAGAATTGCGTTGGGCCTCAGTATAAGACTTGGTAGCTGATGTAGACTCTCGCTGGGCCGCTGCTGAAGCTCGCTGGCTGGCTGAGAAACTGGCGCTTGCCGTCGTTGCCGACTTTGTTGCCGTTTCTAGTGTTTTGACGCTACCTTCTGCAGACCGTAGCCCACTATCATCCACTTTCCAATCAATATCGATTGTCGTGTGCTTGATTGCCATACTTTTTCACCTCACTATTCTTCGGGATTCAATCCTTGCATCAACTCAAATTTTTTATCGGCTTGATAGTTAAACATTTCTAGTTCATCAAAGGTCGCCAACTCAACCTCTTCGCGCGTAGCAATCCCCATCTCAACTGGCCACTCATACTGCCGATTATTCCGATAGGCAAGCTCCAATTGCATTCCTTTTCGATTACTTGCGCAGCCACTCGCCAAGAAACCGATCAGCTTCGTCCATGACCTTGCCATAACCATCATGTTCATCCCAGTAATCCCAATCCGTCTTAGGTTCCACAATTACCGTTTTCATAAGGCCTTCATTGTACGTGGTATTATCAATAACTCCGTTCCCCATGCGCGCAAAGTCTACGAGGTTATGGGCCTTCTTTAAACCAGGGAAAAAGAACGTGTAGTCTTTGGGACCATCGAAATCTTCAACCGTAATAGTTTCAGTTTTACCAATTCGCTTCAGTGGTACTCGCTCTGCTTCATCACGTTTTTGTCGTGCCTTAGCCACCTCGTTGGTCGCCTTAGTGTCTTGAGATACAGTCTTCTTTGCTTCAGTCATTTGTAATCATCCTTTACAATAAATTTTTGGTACAAAAAACGCTCAGGGAGTCGAACCCTAAGCGCTCACGGTTATTCGTTCATTTCATCGTTGTAGTCAATGCACAAGATTACCCATGCTTTAACGCCAGTTTTGGTCCCCGCACCAAATGATGGCACCTTTTGGATCTTGGCTTGATTCGAGTAAACCCGTTCGTGTGGCGTCGTAACACTCAATGTAAATTCTTTATGAGCATTAGCGAGAGCCATCAACTTAAGGTTTGCTGGTGAGCCAGCAGACAGGTTAATCGTGATAGTTCCATGAATGTCATTGTTTGTACTAAAAACACCCCAGCCTTGAGCATCAACGTCATAATCTTCAGAGTTGTTGGCTCGTTCACCTGAAACCATGTCTCCGGGTTGATATCCGTACATAGGTTCACTATCAGCAATGACCTTGACATCAGTTGCATCGTAATTCCATTTAGCCATTATTTATCACCCCTTTAGTATGGAAAATCGAGAGTACCGCCGACCTTCATGCCATGCACAGCATCGGCAGGCGTATAAGACCAGTGAATCCCGTTGTATTGACGGTTCTTGATGTCCTCAACAGACAGGTCGGCATACTTATCAGCCGTAACTGAATAGTCAGCTGCCTTAGTCGTGGCATCGTAGGCAATGATGCCGTTGGCATAGGCCGTAGAGAGAACCTTCTCAACAACTGCTTGAAGTTGAGCAAATCCAAGATCATCGAAAGTGATCTTATCTTGCGTGTTCAACAAGTCTTGGAGCGCTGACTCAATATTGACCTTGACCCAATCACTGCCATGCAAAACATCGATCCAGTCTCCTGAAGCTGTCCATCCGTTAGAGCTAACGGCCTTTTTCCCCTTGACTACATAGCAAATACCATGAGCCGCCTCAATTGCTGCATACTCGGGATAAGATAAGTCGTCAGTTTCAACGCCCACTAAATCGCCCTTACCTTTCCACGTCACAGAGCCGACTGTCTGGTTAGCTACTCGACCTAAAAAGGCCACTGGAAAGTTATCCGTCGTGGCCTTATGAATGAGGTTAATGGTCCGCTTATTGGTGTAAGCCTTCGCTGCGTCCGGCGTGGTGAACTCCGCAACTAAGAACTTAAAGTTCTGTTCTTCGATGTAGTTGCTCAGTTCCAACTGATCTGCGTCATTGTCACCGATAACAACGGCGAAATGCCAGACACTAAAGAAGTACGCCGCAGCGGCCGCAGAAATTCCGCCAGTCGTTGCCTTCGTGTCAGCACCCGTTGTGGACGCTGTGTAGGTGATCACTTCAATCGTGGTCCCCGCATTCGGTTGTGCGTAGTATGCTGATGCCACCTTATAGATGTCAGTGCCTTCCGCGTAGTCAGCTGCTAAGGCGTCCAAGCTTGAATACACTTGGTCCTTCTGGGTATCACCTTTAATAAAAAGTCCCGGGACCCCTAAGCCAACAGGGATTACCGGGTGGTTGACATCGATCGTAACAGTGATGTCACCAATCTTCGTAGCTACAGTCATTTAGCTACCTCCTTAATTTATATTGTCTAAGTTAATCTTATCGATGGTTGGAATATCTTCATGGAAGCCATCCACTACTCGAAGGTGTAAATCAAACCCAACGCGCCGTTCATAATTGACGGACTGAAAAACGCTTCGGTTGTCGAAAGAATCAACATCGGCAATGACGATATCGTGATCCGTTCGAAGTTTGCGACGCACGTTATCAGATTTGAGATTCTTAAAGAGCTTCATAGCGAGGTCTTGAGCCTTAATGCTGTTGTCACTACAGCAAGTCATTGAGACCGTCAAATCGAACATCTCGCCGTTATTCATTTGCTCCATGTCCTTGATGTAAGGCGTGGTTATTTTATACGTGAAAAAAGGGTAAGCGCGTTGCGGGCCAGAGAAGTCCTGCTCAACTAAGTCACATCCCACTAGTTCTTTGACCTCGTCAATTAAAACATCAGCCAGTGCTCCATACTCAAAAGAACCGTCAGTCATGGTTACTTGCCCCCTTCAGGTCGTACTCGTGCACGTCAGAGTAATCCGTATAATCCCGCTCGTGGTCAACAACGTATTTTCGACCGGTCCGCTTATTTTCAACAATGGTTCCCTTAGGGGCCTCCATCGTTGAATACCAGACAGCATCGTAAGATTGCGTCTCCCCACCCGCGTTATGCTGAACCTCCATGCTGTACAGTGATGTCTTGGATGGCACCACCAGTGGCTCACTGACCTTAACTGGTGGCGATTCAGGGTCCTTAACCCAAGTTCCGTGTTCCAAATGACCGCCCTCGCCATCAGCAGGTAGATACACAAGAAGCGGTATTCCAAATTCCACTAGCATGTCGGCAAACTCTTCATACATCAGACGTTCACCACCTTATATCTCACAGCATCAATAAGATGACCTGTATCTTCCAGTGGTGAGTTAGAACCTTTACGAGCAATAGTTATGGGAGAATTGGCAGGTGATTCAATGGAGCGTATTTTTTGCACGATACTCCGTTGAATGCGATTACCTAAAGATTCCATGATTTTTCTAGCTGTAATACCGCTATCACCCATCCCCAGCTCGATAACTTGATCAACAAGATACTCAACCCAATCATCAACATTTTCGTCAAAGGTAGACCGAATAAAGGATCGCTCTGGGATATGAACTTTCTTTGCCAGATAGAACATCGGGATAAGTCCACCTTTACCATCACTGACAGCAAGAATATTTTTATCCTTAGGTCGAAAAAGTCCCTCAATATCTCGTGCCTTGGCTCCCTTTGGCGCATTCTCGGTGGGAATCGTCAACCATTTGCCGTTTTTCGGTTCAATATCAGCGCCATACTCGTTGGCGGACGCAATCATTTGCATAAACGACCCGTCCTCACCAAATATCCCGACCTGCAGTTGTAGATGACTCAGCTCCGCCATCTCCCGCTCAACGTCTGGAATTCTGTCGAAATCTTCCATCAAATCACCACAATCCTAAGGGAACCGCCATCACCAAACTGGCTCAGCAAGTAGTTGTACCGGTCTGCCCAAGCGTTGACGCCCTTGAAGTATTGCTTTTTCAAATCCCCAACCTGTTTCAGAGAAACACGATCATCCTCACGGCTGATTAGGCTTGCTGCTAGATAGCGACATGCCTGCTCCTGATACTGTGCGGGGAAGCCACGGCTCTGAACCTCGGTCCAAGCGTCATCAATTGCGAGTTGAATAGTATCGTCACTGACCTTCGCCAAGTCCGACCGAATCAGCCGAACGTTCTGGATGGTGCTCTTATCCGCTTCATCCACTTAGACCACCTCTATTCGTCTTCCGGGGTCTTTAATTCAGCAATCCGAGCCTTCAACGTGTCCACCATCTTCTTACGACCGGCGCCGCGTTGTTCATCGGCTAACCACTTGGTCAGTGTCTCAACCGATACGGTGTCCGCAATCTCAGGCAGTGCTTGGTCAAGGGTCATGTCAGTAACACTTTGCACGTCCTTGCCACCTTTACCTTCAACAGCAGATAAGGTGCCCTTTTCAACTAAAAAAGCATTCAACTTGTTCGACTTGATAGCCGTGTTGAATGCTTCGGATTGCTTCTTGGTGAGTTGGTTAGAACCGGGGACCAGTTGCACCCCACCAACGTTGTGAATGAATTTACCCTTATTTTTAACTAACATGGCGTCCTCCTTAGATTCCTGACAGTTTAACGATGGCGTACGGCGTCTTGATTACCAGGCCACCGGTCCGTTCATCATAAGGCACAATCGTGTTAGGATAGTGCGCTTCTTGTGGGAACTGCGTGACGTCACGAGGGAGCAAGAAACCACCGGTTTGTGAAGTGGAATCAAAGATCATCGCACATTCTGAGTTATCCAACCCCTTACCTACCAATGCGGAGGTCGTTTCGATGGAGCTAAACCAGCCAGCGGCATTGATGACTTCCAAAATGGTGCGGGAGTCGTAGTCGCTGTAACGTGAGTTCAAAGATTCATATTGGGCTGGTGCTAAAACTAGCTTCAACCGTGCTTGATTGAACCCTGGAATTACAGTGATTAAGGACTTAGCCTTACGCAAAGTCTCTTGCATCTCTGCCCCAGTAGATTCTGAAAACTTCTTGTCAGCGTTCATTGCCTGAATACCTTCAAGGTTTGTCAGACCGGTGATACCAACCTTTGATTCCCCGTTGAAGATGATGTCATTTTCCTTCTCGGAGATTGCCCGGCGGACCGTTTCAGCTTTATCCGTTTGAAGCGGCTGTCCGGCCATTTGAGCGGCAAATACTTCCTGATACGTGAAGTGAATACCAGCGGCAATAGTGTAGATTGGCTGATAAGCTCGCTTAACGTCTTCGTCGACCATCGGTAAGTCATCGGCCCCGTTGGCAATAACCTTGGCAGCACCGTGCCGAGTCATTAGACTGTATCCGTAGGTCTCTGCCCCTGGATTTACCCCAGGAATGGTTGGAAACAGTGACCGACCAATTAATTCTTCTTGTGGTGCCTTAAGCACCGTCTTTTCCATCGCGATTAAGTCGCGATTTTCAATCATTGCTAATTCTTGTGGCATCTACTGTCGCCTCCTTATGGCAAGTTAATTTGAAGTTGTGCCGTTGAGCCCGCAGTGGCGTCGTCGGCAACAAACTTACCCGCTGTCTTGAACGTCCCCACAATCGTGTCAGCACCTGCAGCCGGCTTGAAGTTCCCAGTCGTCCCGTCAACAGCAGCTGGCTGGCCTTCCGCAACATCGGCCGTGATGGCAACGTTGATGGTCCCCTTACGCAAAACAGGAACCATCTGCTTAGCCTTGTACTTAGACGTTTGTGGTGAATCATCCAAGTTATCGACGTAGTCCTTGGCTACTGCAACGCCATAGAACTTACCATCACTAACGGTCGTAACAGCCCCCGAACTCATTTGAACGGCGGCCCCGGCAGCTACTACTCCTGCAGCAACCGCTGAGTCAACTTCTGTATGCCGAATGTCGGCAATCTTGCCCAACCCAATGTTGGGGTCCATGTACATTTGTGGTCGTGGAATTAATCCCATGAGTTATCCCTCCTTTACTTGTAGGCGTTGGCTCGGTCGCCTTTGAGCTTATCTACCGAGTCAGCTTCGTTTTGATTCCCACCTTGGCCACCCAACGTGTGAGTGAACCCTTTCTTATCTGCCAAGGAAACCGCAGAATCGTAGAATGCATTGATATAGTCGTCAGACTTATCCTTTTCATCAAAGGCATCATTGGTGGTCTTAATGGCAGCCACCTTAACTTCCCGGTCAGTCTTCCCCTTGAAGTCGAAGCTATCACCAACAAAACGAGCTGCGCTAGTCTGAAGTGCAAGCCGTGCGTCAATGCGCTTGTCTAAGGCGTCTTGGTCAAGTTGCTTATCCTGAGCATCCTTGAGTTGCGTCTTTAAGGCATCCCGTTCACCCTTAAGTGAATCGGCTTCCTTTTTAGAGCTTGCCGCTTCGTCATTCGCCCCATTCAATTGCTTCTTTAGCTTTGCAAGTTCAGCCTCTTTAGCGGCCACTTGCTTCTTTAAGTCGTCGTGGGCATCTGCAACATGCTGGTCCACTTCGAATTGTTGGCTATCAATGATTAAATTCGCCATGTGTTTTCCTCCTGTATTCGTGTTGTTATCGCCCATAACAAAAGCCGCACTGTCATGAATTGAAATTCCATGACCTGCGCGGCCTCTATCTACGATAGCAATGTGATTTATCTTGATGTTGCGCTGAGCGGCGTCATACTGGGCTCCGCCGTACTCCCCGGATTCTGTAGGAACGTCAGCATTGAAGCCAATCGAAAGTTCCCGCTTACCCGACTTAACCTGAGCAATCATGTCTGGGTCCGTAATGGTTGCCCCAACTACCAGCTTATTGTCTTCAACGTGGGCGTCACTGTCGGTCATCCCTACAGATAATGCCTTGAAGTTCCGCACATCAACACCCACGTTTGGGTGGTCATTAGTCAATGGCTTGTTGTTGGCAGATTCGATGGTCTCCTTAGAAAATACCTCATCCGGAAGCTTTGCCACTTGGGAGACACTTCCACCATTACGCATATACGGGAAGACTCCGGGACGCGTAATCGGAAACTCGCCATGTAAATAACCTTCAGGCGTTTCAGTATACTTGCCAAGCTCAGCACGATCATAAAATTTCATGCAATCACCTCCTATGGCAATTGCAGAACCTTACCGGGCTTAACCGAGTAGTTCTTCAAGCCATTAATTTGTACAAGTGTGTCTAACGAAATGCCAGCATCAGTGGCAACCCGCCATAGCTTGTCGCCTTCTTTTAAGGTCACGGTCTTGGCCGTACCCTTAGGATTAGTTGCTGGCGCTGCTGGTGTCGTACTCGAAGCATACATGCTAGTAACAGTTTTAGAGCTAGGTGCTGCAGAGCTTGGCGTACTTGCGGCACTAGATGAATTTGTATCTGCCATACTTTCACCTCCCTTCGTTTCGTTATTCTTCTGAATCATCTAATTCGTCATCAAAAACAGGATCACCAGTACAACGGCACCCATAATCTTCTCCGGGTAGCAAGCCAGCCGTGTCGTAGTTGTAGATAATGCCCTCGCGTGCCACATGACTGGCACGTTCACGCTCATCCATCATTCCACGCCATTGAAAGTGGTTAATTCCAGCTGCTTGGTGCCTAGTACGGGTCATCTGACTGTAGATGGTCCCGGACTGGTCCCGGGCAATGAAAGCGGCGCGATTGCGACTCATCTTGCCTTGGTGACGGATTGCTTCCGCCATCTCACCATAAGACTGCCCCTTTGTGACGCCACGATAGATAATCTGCTCAATCTTCGTCGCATAATCATCGCGGATACCCTTGATGTAACTGACATTTTCGGCAATCTTACCTTTGACGTAGCCGTCAAGCTGCGCATCCCCTGCGAGTGGATTAATTGCCATGATTACCGGCTTACCACTAGGAAGCAACGTTGCATGCTTCACTAGCTCGTGAGATTGAATCTGTGACGCCACGTTGGCACGATTACTGGTGTTGATAGCCGACATAAACCGCTCAACCATTTGCTTCGCGTCAGTATCTGTAAAATAACCAAGAATCAGCTCCTTTAACCGGTTAATTAGGGATTCAACCCAGTCGATCATGTCGTCGTTGTAAAGCGAGTCGTTGACAGTTCCTCGGTCAATTACTGGCTTGACCTCTGACTTAAGCAACAGTAGTGTAGTGCTCTCAACTTGGCATACAGCCTTACCGACAGTATGTGCGTATGATTTCTCAATTCTTAGTGGATAACGCGTGTGTGGCACTCTCATGGCTAATCACCGCCATGTTCTTTGCGATAAGCCTCAACTACCGCCCGGCGCTCGTCATCACTCATACTGTCCATATCAACTGAACCATCCGGGTCCATGCCACTGGAACCAAAACGTGCCTCTCGAACCTCTTCAGGTCCTTGCACGCCGTTTTGAATGTAAATCTGGTCGGCCTGAGCGTTTGCTAAGCGAATCTGCGAATCGGTTTGCGAATCAACCGACCACAGCGGGTTAAATTCGATGGACCAGTTAACGGTGTCGGGGTCTAGCGATCCGCCGCACTCATCACTGGCTCGCATAAGCAATTTGAGCAAATATTCCAGCTGTGGTCGCATCTTGTTCTCTTGGTCCGAAGCAATGCGGCTATAGTAGTTCATCACATCATACTGTGCCCCAGTCAGTGTTCCGGCCTCTTGGCCTTTAAGAACCGACTTGGGCATGCGGGCCGCGCCACTAAGGTATTCCCACAAGAAATCAAGCAAGCTGTCAATGCCACCGACGTTGGTTGATTCTTTGGTCAACTCGTCCTTGTCACTAATTAATGCGGTGGACTCAGTTCTAAACTTTGACGAAGCAGCCGCCCCGACCTGCAACAGCTTATCGGGACTCGTGTCGTCAACCGATGGGGACTTGAAAACCTTAAAAACATAGTCGTACAGAATCTCCCCGACTGAGTAGAGCCCTGTATCCATCGTCATCAAGATGTCGTAAATGGTCTCCAATAGCGAGATACCTTCCGTTTCATCTTCGAACCGCAGTTCTTGTTGGCGAAGCAAACGTGACTTATCTACCTGCTGTACCCCATAATAATTTGACCCTTGCACGTCAGCGGTTCCGTTGTTGATCTGATAACTTAGAGCTTGCCCGTAAGTTGGTGAGAAGACGTCATCATCGAACTCGGTCTCGTTGACCTTCTTGGAGCTAAACGCCGTAAGAAATGGGATTCGCAACAGTCTGTCTGGGTTCAAAGGGTCCTCAAGTCCATAATTCCAGCTCTCGGTCGTACTGATAGCAATATACCCCGCTCGGTAAAGCCGCGAGTATCGGTAAAGGTCCTTGAATCGTTTCTGGGCGTTCAATTCATTTAATCGTGCCTCATACTTAGCTGCTAAGGAATTATCGTCCATCTTGATATGCCAGCCATTACGGGTCATATCCTCAGCGGGAATATCCACAATGTTTCGGGCCATCGAATTACCCCGATAAAGTTGCTCCAACTCGTAGTCTCCCAAATGGTGCCCCATCCCCGGTCGCTGCATGTGGAAGGGGTCTGGGTGTCGTGTTCCTGTCGCTGGTGCCTGCTTGGTCTGCATAAAGTCCATAATCAATGGATTACCATCAAGTCCCACAATATCTTTGCTCATTCACTCACCTCCTTGCTTATACAACGCCGAAGCGCTTCTCTAGTGATTCGTATTGAATAATGTACTTTTCTAGTCCGTATCTAAGTGCATCAATAAAGTGATTATTGGCGTCGACCGGCTTATTCAGCCAGTTTCCGTCCTTATCACGATCGAAGACGTAGGTGTTAAACTCTTCAATCGCATGCACACAACTAGGCAGGATGTGAATTCGATAGCCCTGCAAGAAGTTGATCCCATAGTCGATTGAATCAGGGCCTTTAATCGACGCATGCATACGCCGCACGCCTTTAGCCTGTAACTCATCAATCAATCGAGGTTCTGCACAATCGGCCCCAATATCGGACTTTAAGTAGTGGTTATCGTCCAACCAATCGAAGATATCCTGTGTCGTCATGGCCTTCTGATACAACTCTTTAAAAATCCAGATATCCTTGGTCTCACGATTAATAGCAGCTTCAGCAAAGGTCGTGGGGTCATGAGTGAAACCAAAGTCCATTCCATGCCCCACGCCATCCGACTCTGCTACTACCTTATTGACGTCAAAGTCTTCAACAACCCAGTTTTCAAATACAAGTCCCTCAGCAACTCCCCATTTGCCGTCACAGACAATCTGAGCCCGTCTAGGGTTAGTTCGATACAAGTCTAGGTATCTTTGCCTGTCTTGCTTATCAAGCCACTCGTTGACCCTAAAGGTGGTTGTACGAGAAAAAACATCTGGCTTACGCGTCTCCGGGTCAAAAAACATCGGTTTCAGCCAATGTCGCTCCGACCACGGGTTAAAGGTCAAGGTAATTTGCTTGAAAAACTCCTTTTTCCACTGCTCACGTTTAAGAAGTTCATCAGCAGGCACGTACTGGTGATCAGCGTAAGGGTCATCTAGGCCCCCACGAACAGATTCAACAACTGTTTCGAACTTATCCGAGTTTTCGATTTCGTACGCCTCCTCGAACCAGGCCCAGCACAGTAGACCCGTGTCTACATCAACCGAAGTAACTTTCAAGGGATCATCTACATTTTGTTGCGGATAAACCGTTGCCGTTTATCCTCTGCATGTTTCCATACAGATCAGACTATATCTTGACTGCTTAACAGTCCTCCATCTTTCAACCTCACTTGAGGCTTACTCTACTCATCGCATAAAAAAAGCAGACATTTCAGTCTGCTTGTGCGCTTTCGATAGTCGTTACACGATCCTTTGCCAACCCAATTCAAATCGATACCTAGTTCCGTTTTTTGTAACATAACTACGATAACCGTGAGCAACATTACTGACACTTGTTCTCGGTATGTCATAGTATTTGGCGGCTTCTAGAACACTTCCAAATATTTTACCGTCGTTTAAGCACGTGACTTTACGCCGTCTCGGATTAAAATGGCCGCCCCTGTCCTCACCGGGTCGATCATTTAACAAATAACCATCTGGCTTGTACTTGGAGTAATACTGTTCTTCTAAATCAACCATTTCATGCTTATTTTCACCGCTATCGACCCACTCGACAATGACATCTTTATACAATTTCAAATTGTGTGAGTTCATATATTGATGAATTGAAGATTGTTTTTTCATACCGAGTAGAGCTTGCTGGTGTTCTTTCAGTCTTTCCGCTGGTCTTGCTGAACTGCCAACATAAATCACGTGTCCTGTGTTTTTTTCACGGAATAAATATACTAGATACATAAACAGACCCCCTTCTACGGGTCAGTATACTCTGAATAAAAAGTTTTGTTAATAAGGAATCGCTCGGTCTTGTCTGCGTCTCATTCGTTAAGAGTTTAACCGATGTAATGGAGTTTAACGTGGGCTAGTTAGGTCAACCCACGGAAAATAATCTTTTGCCCCGTGGGCAGGTAAGTAATTTCCGGTTTTCCTTCGTTGCATTTGAAAAGGCGACTAACCCCAAGTCGGTTAATCGCCCATTTTAAAACTGTGTAAGTTGAATCGTGATTGGTATTGGAGTACCGACGAACCACCAGTAAGTTTGACCAAGGATACTTCATAATTCGGTAGATGAAGTTTAATGCAGTGGTCCGAGATTTTTTAGAGCCCCGTGACCCCTTGACCACACGATAGAAATGTTTGTCGTGCCAGAATTCGTTGTACCCCTTGCCAATCAGGTACTTAATCTTTATCTTCGGTCGCTTAGCTGTCGTTACCATCGGCATCTCCTCTAATCTCTTCATCATTTTCCGGTACATCGTCAACAAATGTCGGCAAAGGCACATTGGAACCATCGACATCTTTTTTAGCCTTGGTAGCTTCAGCCGTAGCCTTGTCAACTTGTGCTGCTAACAGTCGCTTTCGATCCTTAACCATGCCCTCAGCCACCTCTGCTTCAGCCTTAATCTTGCGTGTCTTGGCAGATTCCAATTCTGGGTTAAGGCCTTTACTGATGCCCAAGACGCGGGTCAGGATGTCGGCAGCCTTCATCGAATCTGAGTTCTTCGTTTTGGTGTCGACCACATCGTCAACATCTTCGTAGACCAGCTTGTCGTACGTGTCCCCATCCGAATTGGTCATGGGAATAGTTCGAGCCTTTCGCAGTGTGACAACAACCTGCTCCAGCTCTTGACGACGCATGATTCGGGTCAGGAACTCCAAGACCTCCTGCTGGCTGGCAACTCGCTCACTAGCAAGTTCTTTAATCCGGGTATCGATGTACTCCTTGATGGCAGGTTTTAGCAGGTTTTCCTGTCCAATGACCCGGGCGGTCTTCTTACTGTATCCCGCGTAAGTAGCGGCTTTAGTGGCATTTCCACACTCAATGTATATGTCTGCGAACTTCTGCTGTTTAAGTGTTAATTTACGTGTCATTACATACCACCACACCTCCATTTGTTTATTTTATGTATTAAAAAAGCACCGCAATTAAGCGATGCTAATTTTTACTTATTGTGTTCTTCCTCTAACTGTTTCAGTCGTGAAATTGCTTTGTTCCAATCTGTTGAAATAAGTCTGCCTGTATTAGCTTGGCTTGTATATAAAATAGGCACCTTGGGAGAAGTTACCAGCCCTTCCTGAAATAACTCTTGACTAATATCTAAAACCTTATTCCCATCCAACCCATAAGATTCAGCTTCCTGTTCCAACTGCTCTGGACTTTTCCCAGACTTAATACTACCAATCAAATATTCATATTCATTGCTGTATGTCATGCAATCATCCTTTCTATAGGATAATATAGCACTTTAAAAGGCTGACACGTTATTTAACAGCCTCCCAATCATCGCTAAATAATTCAATATTTGTTTCTTTCCATGGCACACGTCCAAATCTGGATTGCACATATAAATACGGTGCTGTCATCTTACTGTGCTTATCTGGATATTGAGCAAATATAACAACATCTGGCTTCCATTGAGGGAGCCTCATACCCTTTCCATTTTTCACTTGTTCTAATGCTTCGCCAAAGTTCATTACTATTCCTCCTTAAATTTCGTATTCAACGTTTTCCCACTTTTTATAAGCATCCAGGTAAACTTGCTTTTTGTCTCCGTTATAAGTTAATTCGTAATACATTCCGTCTGATAGTGTTGTACTTAGTAGCGCCTTAGAGTTCTGCAAGGTCTTAGCTGACCAAGCAACGTAAACATCAGCATCCGTGATGTGGACACCATCTGTCTTGTCCATGTGATCATTAGTGTAATCGGCCACTAACTGTTTTGCTTTATTAATGAATTCTTGATTTGTCATTTTTATGCTTCCCTTCAGTAATCTCTTCTACAGAAAAAGCACCACTCTTTTGCGAGTGATGCTTTGCATACTGCTCTCTGACCCACGGGTCCAAATCGCGTTCAATTTTATGCCCTGTTTTAGACGCATATGAGCCGTTTTGCCAATACATGGGTGTTTGTTTGCGTTTTACCATAAGTAGGCTAACCACCCTATTAGGATACCCACAGCAAGTGCCGTAAGCCCTACTATCAAATTCTTAACGTTTTGTCGCCACATAGGGCATCCCTCCCTGGTTAAATCAATCCCGTTCTGTGCGGCTGACCAGGCCAAACTTTGTATTTACCATCTGGTCCATGCTGGCCACCTCCTAATTTTGGGCAAAATAAAAGCATCGCTGCTACGCGACGCCATAAAAAACTTATAAAACAATTTCAAACAACTGTCCGTACGTTTCTTCCAGTCTTACATTTTGCGTTGCTAAACCATGCGCTTGAAGTTGAATATGTTTCCCATTACTATAGGCCTTGAAAGCCGTAGGCGATAAATCAACTGTATATGGGTTCATGGGTTTGGTTGGAATAAAGACTGTTGAGTCATAATCCGGAATACCCTCAATCAAAATATAGGCACGTGAAACAGAAGCTTCGTACCATTTTTTTGCTTGATCAAACTCGTCCAAATTCCATACAAGATGCTCAGTATCAAACTTTTCAAAGTGAATATGAGTACCATAGAGGTGGTAATAATGCAATGGGGCACAGTTATCCAGAACTTCCGAATTCCGTGAAAGTTTCAGCTCATGCATATCGCTTTCAACGTAATCACGTAGCTCTCGAAATTCTTTTAGTGCCTTTTGTCTATCAGACATTTGATTGATTTCATGAGCTCGTTTTGAAATATCATTAACTCTTTCGTCGATTTCCTGCCACGTTACATCTGCCCGTATAATTAATTTTTCCATTTAAAAACCTCCGTATAATTTGTCAACAAATAAATTATACAGGATAATTGCAACTATCCCCAAATAACTGTTGTTTGATATATCAGGATTTTTAGCACTAAATAATTTTGGGCAAAATAAAAACGCCCCGAAGGACGTTAATTGTATTTAATAAAAATTACCAGATATCGGTTGGCCAGTAATAATCGACTTTACGGTCGCTTTTAGTTTAGATTCAAACTTCTTAGCCCCAACAGCTGTGTCACTATAAAAAATAGTATTCGTGGTAGATACATCAAAGGGTAGCTTACCGTCATAGTCTTTCTTAAACGAATCTTCATCACAGATCGTTATAACCGGTTTACCAATTGTATTAGCAATCCCCAATTCATAAAAAACATTGGGATTTTTCCCACTAAGATCGCAAATAATAAACTTAGAAGTATTGATACTAGTCCAAATATTTTCCATGATGTTGGAATTATTAGCATCAAACATATCACCGGATTTCACTACGTTAATTTGAAATTCCTTTTCAATCACTGGTTTAATTAAATCGTCAAAAAATGCTGATCTTTTTGAATCAAACTGTAGAATTCCAAATGCTAATTTATTATCAACTGTCAAATTACGTGCTTTAAAGATCGGATTAAAATCCATAGTCTCCACCTCTTCTTTCTTAAACTTAAAAATGTTTTTATCTTGGCTATGATTTAATTGCAAAGTCTTATGCCAAATACTTTCTCCTAATTTCCTTAAATCAGCAGTAGTATCTATATCTTGATTGACACCTAATTTTTCATCTAATTCTGCTGAAAATTCCTTAACAAACTCCACTGGTATAGATATCCACTTCGAATATTCAATACCAGATAAAATCTTTGCACGTTTTTTTAGTATGGTATCCACTTCGCTAGACAGGACAGCTTCATCAAATAGAAGATTACAATTTCCTCGTGTTGCTTTTTGTGATGAAAACGCAATAACAATTTTATTCGGCAAAGAATTAAAAAGTACATAGAAGTCAAAAGGCTGTTCCATATGTAACCTGTTTTTTAAAACATTTAACTCTGAGTCCCAACCATCCAAAGATTCAGCAATAATTCCCCAAAGGATAAAAAAATTTTTTTGCACTTTCTTTCCAAAAATATTTTTCTTAATGATAACTGCACCTGGCTCATTAATGCCCCCAATGCTATTGGTGGACACCAGCCCCCCATAAATACCCGAATAATATATTGACACCTTTATACCTCCAATTAAAAAATGAAATTTACCTAAGTATATCAGAATAAATTGATCCTTTAAAAATGGAAGTATTAATCTTGAAAATTATAATGACACTTTTATACAAAAAAGGAGCCGCTCTACCACAGATGGCTCCTCAGACTAATTTTAAACTAAACTGAGAGAAGTTTTCACCTCTTTTCAGTTTAATTTGTATGACCCAGCGTTAAGCAAGATTTGTTTAGGGCCAATGTGCTTGGCAGGGATTTGCACCCTACATGGTGTGTGGTCACATGGGTTGTCAACCCACGCCCGTTACTCGCACCTAGCTAAGCGTCTACCTATTCCGTCACAAGCGCACGATGATTTTTCGGTCATCATCAGGACTAACGCGAGGTTACAAGGCCACCCGTGGGGCAATGTGATTGGTGTGGAATCGAACCACACACGGATTCAAATTCAGACCGCCCTCTTCTGATAGGCCACCACCAGTTACAATCACAATATGGGCGCTATAGCCTTGGATGAACGGGAGAGTCCATCTCCTTTAAGTTATTGCGCCCGATGGACCTTGTAGGATTCGAACCTACGACCGAACGGTTATGAGCCGTCTACTCTACCCAGCTGAGTTAAAGGTCCAAAAGACCGGTTATGCAGGCCGGCCAATTTTATGAAGGAGTTTGGCAAGCTAGAATAGCGTTTAAAATGAAGGGGAGTCGCCTCCCAATTTGTAATGCTCGCCAATGCACGCAGCGGGATTCGAACCCGCGTCAGGCAATTACTGTCTGCTCTGCCATTGAGCTATGCGTGTTTTTCTTAATTCTTTCGATGTTACTAGAATAACCCTTAAATATGGCTAGTGCCTGCTGTCCGACTGCACAAAAACTGCACTCAAACTGCATCAAAACTGCTTTTTTTAAAAATATGGAGATCATCAAGCATGTAGCAATCGGCAAACTGTAATAGTGCTTTTGGCTTCCAAACGTGGAAATAGCTGGACTCAGAAAATCCTAAGTCCATAAAGCACATAGTATCTGATAGTTCTTGTAGATATAGTTCATCTAAGATATTCTGGCAATCTTTATCACAGTGTTTAATTGCTTGGATTGTCCGTTTAACGACTTCTTCGGCATATAACCGCCGCACAATTCTTGAATCTGTCGCATTACCTGATGGCTGAGATTTTGGCATTCCATCATAGCTAGGTGATTTTAAGTCGCTCATTGACTGTCCACTGATACGGACCATCTTAGGCAATACTACAGATAAAAAGTGTGTCACGTTTTGCAAAGTTGCTCCAACATCTACCTCTGGGAAGAGACTTCCCATGTTCATATTGTCAAAATCTAATTCAGCCAACCCTTTCAGCCCCTATCAATGGTATAATTAATTTGTTGACCATTGAGTAAGAACGAATTGGGTGAGGGCTGCTGGCGGGCGGCCCTTTTTTGTATCTAACTATTTATGGATTTCATAAAATCATCAACCGTCTCAATACGGATTCCGTACTTCTGGGCTGTATCCATCCACCCATCAAACCGCTCGGCTGTGATAGTCGCCGTCTTGCGATAAATCTTAACTGTTGACATTTGCAATCCTCCTGACTTGGCCGTTAATGGCCTTAAATCGCGTACTATCAACGCTGACACTCGAAACGCTAACGCCCATCAGCTTGGCGGTGAGTAGCGCATCCTCGGCGTCCTCTTCATCGGAGTAGTCCGCGTTCGCAGTGGTGTAGGTCTGGACCTCTTTACCGTGCTGATACAGCGTGATGGTCTTGTAATGATTGTTATCGAACCGCGACATCCACCAGTCGTTATAGGCCTTTTCTTTCGAGCTTAATTCACTCATCGCTCTTCGCCCCTTTCGCCGCATGCTTCCGTGTGTGTTCCGCCATACGGCGCTTCTTCTTTCGCATGGTTGACTTCTTGGTATGCTTACGTTGCTTACTCATGTAATCCCTCCAGTAAATTGTCCAAATTGTCTGACCAGTGCTCATCCGTGGCCCGCTTGGATAATTGCTCCACACTTAGATACTCGAATCCCTTACCCAACTGACGACGCCAGAAGTTGGACTCTCCTCTTGGCGTTAGATTCATCCAGAATCCCTCGGGTCTCATAAAAACCAGTGGGGTAACACCTTTAGTTGAGAACCTGTCATCTATCATGACAAAAATTGAGTTGTCAGCTTTTAGCGTAAATACTTTTCCAATTTCTGGAATCATTTCGTGTCCTCCAATAAAACAATGCTGCCAGCAGGTTCAAAGTTGCACCACAATACCTCTTGCCGCCTTTGCCCTGCCTCAGCGTGTGCTTCAAAGTAACGCTTATGCCAATCACACAGGTAGCTGTCATACATGCTGCTTGGGTACCCACTAAGGATCACTTTGCCCTTAAATCTCACTAGCGTATCCAATAGTGCCTCATGGTCGGCATCGGTCATCTCTACCGCGTAGTGGCGCTTGGTCCGCGTGCTGAGCAAGTACGGCGGGTCCACGTAGGCCAGGACTCCGGGTCGGTTGTAGCGGTCAAGAATCTGTAGCGCCGGTTGGTGCTCAATTTGTGCATCCTTTAGGCGGTCCGCCACTGCCAAGATTCGTTCGTCAAGCTGGTTCCATTCACCAACCTTGCCGCCAATCTTATCGATATTTGACCGCCACCCGGTGTGATCACTCGTCTTGCCACCGATTGCCTGCCAGCTACGCACCATGAAGCGACGTGCGTCCTCAATGGGGTCATCTGATGGCTCATAGGCGAGTTCGTGCTCCTCACGCGATAGCGGCGTCAGCTCAATTGCACGGGCCAACTCTTCCGGTCTATCACGACAAACTTTGAAGAAATTGACTACTCGGCTGTCCAAATCGTTGATGGTCTCCACCTTGCTCTTAGTCTTGTTGAAGAAGACGGCCCCACTACCGAAGTACGGTTCCACGTAGGTAGTGTGCGGCGGCATCAGACTGATGATAAAGTCAGCCATCGCCCACTTACTACCCGGATAATTTAAAATTCGTTTCATCCAATCACTTCGATTCTCCAGCCGTTTATGACTGGCTTTTTCTGCTGCCATAGAGCTGCCTTCACCTTCCAAGTAGGCACATGACCTAAGTAATGGGTCCGTGCCCATGATAGCTGGCACTCGTGGCAGCCATTCTCGTTCGTCAATCTAACTAACATCGCCATCGGTCCCTATCAGCTTAAGCAACTCGATGTGACCACGACCGTATTGCCGCTGGCTACGAATGAACCATTTACCAGTTGTCGTCCAGTAATCCACGATTCCCAGATTCGTAGTCAGTTGGTACAGGCCATTACTACTTCTAGCCTCAGTCACCTTCTTTATCACGCCTCGACTGACGATTTCCTTAAGCCAGTAGACTTCATCTTTGCTGTGGTCCCAGCGACTCTGCTGCCACATTCGGTGGTATTCTTTCCAAGCTTCGGAATTTTCATTCTTACTCATTTCACGCCTCCGTAACCGTGACCTCAATTCGCGGGTCATCTGAGTAGTACTTCTTAGCTACCAGACTAACGATGAGATTGTCATCCTCCCAGATAACGCCTGTGAGCGCGTCCTCAATCAATTTGACATAGTTGGACGTGTCGGGCTTAACAATGGGCCTATGCTCCCCTGCGGCCCGCAGGCTGTGTTCCTTGTGACTCGCCGATTTCTGGATTGACCGATAGATATTGATATCGACCGCAATCGCCTTATCCGCAATCAACGGCCCGTGATACTGCAATGCCGCCGACTCCTTGACCATCGCTTTGTACTCGCGGCTCTTCTCCGGGTCATGGGCTTTTCTAGTCTTACTGTTGAATCGTGGCCGCCCGGCTTGGACTGGATCACCATGGACGATTACACACGCCAGCACGCGCTGGCTTTGAAGGACATCGTGTTGATGGTTGATCATCTCTGACAGCATGGAGCGTTCCGGTGCGCCGCCATTTGGGTACTTAATCATGTGGCGCCTCCAGTAAATCTGGGTTCTTGTGGATATTACCAACGATTTCATAGTCCCCTGAATTCCACGTAAGTAGCGGGTAGGCTTCCGAAGAAAGTGACGAATTATCATCTAGTCCAAGGTCAACTATGAAAGATCCATTTTTAAATGTCACAAAACCAGTACCGTTATCCCATACGCGAACGATGTCGCCCTCGTAGATTAACTCGCCGTTGACGTCCTTAAGGCCGGTGTACTGTTCAATTAAAACTTCGTCTAAATCAGGTTTGTCACCCTGTAAAATAATTGGATCGTTTGAAAAGTCAGGACCATCGGTGTACACAGCAACCAATTTCCCACTGTCACTAAATGCTAGCTGTTCAACCTGAAGCATCCACTTGGCTGATTTATCCCACGCTCTAAATCTAATATCTCTCATCCCTACGCCTCCTGAGCAACAGGCATCTCAGTACCCAATTGCTTGATGATGGCCAGTGTCGCCGTAGACGGCACCCAGTCGCTGATGTAGTCCGACACGCTGTCAAAGTACCCTTCGCGAATCTGCGTACGCGTCTTGACGTGAGCCACCGTGCAGACGCCGATGTTGATGTCACGGAACAGCTCCGACCGCTGCTTAGTACTCAGCTTTAGGCGTTGCAGACCCATGTAGTCTCTCACCGCCTTGCTGATCCGGCGTCCCAGCCAGTTGTACTCACCGGCATCCAGCTTCTGATTCTTCTCTAGGTCTGTCAGGCGCCCTTCAACGTGTGTCAGCCGCTTGTTGGCCCGATTGCCAGTCTCCATGACCAGTGCCAGCTTCTCTTCTGGCGTCATTGGCAAGCTTGCTTGGCGCTCCAACTCGTCTTGCATGGCATCGAACGCATCGATGTAAGCCAGCTTGAACTTGTCAGCTTTATCACCGGTGAACCCCATAGCAATGAAGGTCCAGCCATTGCGGTTCATGTAGTACATGCTCTGGCTTCTTCCCCGACTATCGCGGTAGGTGCCCTCTGCAAACATGCTCTGGTAATGCGCGGAATTTTCCGCCGATTGAAGCTTGCGACGAATGGTATCCATCACGTCCTTATGCTGCTTTCCAAATGCCTCTGCTACCTGCAAGCTAGTGGTGACTGCCTGCCGATTTTTCATAATTACTAAGTCGTTCATGATGTTGCCTCCTGTTCTGTTTTTCCATTCTGCTGTAATCGTGCTATCCGCGCGCTAATCTCTGCCTGCTGATCGGGCGTTAGCTTAGTTCGGGTAGCCGTTGGAGTGGCCCCCGATTGCGCCCAGTCTGGCAAGGTTTCTTTGGTGGTTGTCTTCTGCCCCTGACGCGGTGGATCAGGCAGCATATCCAATGTGTCAGTCCACCTGTGCTCAGCAATCCAGTTATCAGGATTCTTGGTATACTGTTCAGTCCGTTTTTTAATTTTGCAGTATTCTGCATACTTCTTGGCGCCAGTTTCAATGTCATCGGGACTAAATCCGTTGTCAATGGCAATCTTAAACTCATCAAATGCCTTATCGAATCCTTGTTTTTTTGGATAGGTTAGCCAAAATCCAAGATTGAATCTTTCTCGAAGCTGGTCATCAGTCACCTTTGGTTTAGTATTATCTGATTTACTATTATTTCCTTTAGTATCCTTTAATATACTTTGTGTACTCTCAACGTTGGAAACGTAGTTATCAGTGTTAGTTACTCGGTTTCCAACGTTGGAAACCCGCAATAAACTAAATTTTGGTTCGATATGGTGATTTTTCTTCTGGCGCGCTGCCTGCTCATATCTAGCCTGAATACCATGGGAAGTTAAAATGTGATATTTTTCAAACATGCCATTATCGAAGAATCCAACTTCTGTGGCCCGTTTTACCAGTTCATCTACCGCACTTTCCTTGGTACCGACTTCGTCAGCCACCAAGAAGCACATATCTGAATCCCACACGGCGTAATACCCTTCATCACGATAAATATTACCCAGCAGGCTCAGCAAGATGGACCCTGTAGCGATTCCACAAGAACGCATGATCTTTCGAATCTTGATATCTCTGAGAAAATCAACATCTATTGAATAGTAATCAATTCCTTTTTTTATTGGACGTGCCATTTACGCACCCCCTAACTGTCTAGTAAGTCATCAACGCTGATGATGTTTTCAAGCTGCTTATGTTCACGGCAATAAGCACAGCTACCACATGGAACAGGGGCCTGTACACCAGCAATTACATCCTCAAAATGGGGCAGTTGCTCGTCTATTCGTTGCAAGGCATCCTCCATATACTCATGAGGAATCGTGATAACCGCCTTATCCGGCGGACTTTGCTTTGTTACTGCAACAATGTAGGGTTCACACTCGATTCCGTACTGCTGCTTGACTAGCTCGCGATAGACAGCCATTTGAAGCTGGTAGTCATATTTCAGAACGAATGGTACCCACTGACGGGTACGGCTATCCCAAAACCGCTTAGACAGTTCCTGTGTTGTCTTTAGATCGATGAAATACCCACGATCTAAGTTCAAACAGTCCAACTTGCCCATCCATTTAACGCCAGAAATTACGCCAGTAACGATTGATTCCTTTTCACCTTGATATAACTGTGTGAACGTCTTGTCATTTTTGAGCGAGTCAATCATGATGTCGGCCTGCTTGTACTCACTTTTTAGCTGGCCTTTAGTCTTACCACGACTGGATAACATCACTTCCTTGTTGGCATCTAAGAACCGTTCATGGGCCTCAGACGACTCAAAATAGCTGTGCAGGTCATTACCAACTAATAAAGCGGTCTTATCCTCATCGGGTGCCCACTCACCTCTCAATTCAGCTAATGCCTCTGCCTCACAGGCAACGAACTTCTTAAACCAAGTTGGACTCATGAAGTTTCTATTGGCCTTCTGGCTGTAATAATTATCAGAATTTAGAATGAACGTCTGGTGGGAAGAGTTCACCCTGTCCTTCTTCGGTGCTGCTTGCATCGTCACCATCCCCCTTATGATTTTCAGATTCTTCAAGGCCATCCAAAATATTGTTGACAGTGTCCTTGTCTTGCTTATCACCCGGTTTCATATTTTCAATAGAGCGAATATCGTCAGAGCTACTTTCGTCCGTATTTGTATCAACCGGTTCTTCTTGTTCTGCCGGTTCATCCGTTTCTGCTTGTTCAACGGGTTCAGGAGGCGTTGGTTCCTCTGTATCCGCATTACCGATCAAATCTGTAACCTTTTTAGGTGTCACATCTTTGGCTGTTTGATCATCGTCATACTCGTTGGAAGTAGTGTTATTGATGGCTCCTACTACCAAATCAGAATCATCACTGGTGTTCAAGATATTCTTGGCGGCCCGATTAAGCACCGTTCGTTTAGCCATCTCGTCACTGAACTTGTTCTGCACAGCCCCTTTAGACCGTGTCTGTGACCAGCTATTTTTGATTTGCTTGAAGGTCATGATAGTATGCTGGTGAGTTCCGTCAGCCATCTCAATAACGGCATAAACGTACTTAATTTCCTTATCGAGTCCCTCCAACGTTGGCTTCCAATCCCTTACGACCAAACGATCATTTTGGGCACCGATTTCCAGCCCGTCACCTTCATGAACCACATTTGCCCAGCAGTCGTGTACCTCAGATAGTCGCTTTAGAGCCGCCTGCGTCCCAAAGTAGGAACGCTGCATTTTAACCTGATTGCCATATCTGATGAAGTACACTTGGGTCTTGGCCGGTGTTAATCCCTGAACCACCATATCCATGAGGGCATTGGCGATTGAAGTCTTCATTTCAGGCATGTGAGTAGCCACTTGAATCAAGTCCCCATCGTTATTTCCCTTTAGCGCGAAGAATGCGGACTTGAGGGCGTTTCCTACGGCATAGTTTGCTGGCAACTTCAACCCGTTCTCCTGATTAATCATTTGATTGATTTGGTTCTGAACACCCGCATCTAGTGAGCGCTGGGTTTCTGCAACTTCGTTTGTAGCCATTTATTCTTCCTCCTCCAAATTGGGTGACCAAGCAACAAGCTCGTCGCTGATACTGTATAGCCGATCAATCTCATCATTGCTAAGCCGATCATTCTCGGCCAACAATTGAACTTCCTTAAACAGATCAGATTTAATGTCATCTAGTTCAGCTAAATTAGTAGCAACCACTGCTTTAGGCTGGAAACGACTGCTTGTGTGTACCTTGACTACGTCCATGAGATCACCTCCGCGCCTTTAAAATCTTCCAAGATAGCTGCCAGATGGTCATAGTCCCAATCAATCTGGGCTCCGTAATCCTCACCCTCAGCATCTAAAAAGTCGTGCATTGAATCTTCATCGGTCGGCACATATCGGCCTTCTGCTTCCCAATAAGTTTCACCAGAAATCATGGGGTTGCCATTGGTATCTTTGACCATGAATCCCGTTTCAGGCTGCGATTCCAGCCGATTCATGTACCGGACAAAATCGAATGTTGCATGATCTGGTACGTTCATCGCCATTGCAACCACCGCCCGTCTGGAGTAGAATTAAGGTTATAGAAATAGGATAAATGTAATTTATCTTTGAGTTCTGAGCTGCCACTCAGAGCTCTTTTTTTATGCCAAAATGTCATTTTTTGTCCTCCAATCCGAAGAAATCCATTGCCCATGCTTTCCAGCCGCCCATGTCGTGGACGCTCTCTGCAAGCTTGAAGCCTAGAAACATTGCCCCAGAAATCAATCCGAACCATGACACGCATTCACCAACGTAGTAATAAAACAAGTCCATCTTTATCCCTCCTTGTGTTCCTCCAAGTAATCCATCATTGGACCAACAGGAATTCGCCAGCCGTTATGAGTTGCCTCGTAATCAATGAACCCGCCATTAGTAATGGCTAAATCATCAGCGTGTTCGTACAGATAATTGGAGGCCCGACTAGTGTTTTTAGTGCCAAACTTATATCGTGCGAACTGGCTTAAATTCCAAGTCTGGATTCTTAGCTGCTGTTTCTCCCAACTATGAAATTTTTCGTAGTCAGTTAAGCTAATCAGTTTGAACCCGTCTGGTGCTTCATGACTAACGATGATCTTATCTGCTACCATGACTATTACCCCCCAAGCTTTTCGTTATAAGTATCAATGAATGGTTGAGGATCGACTCTTAGGTACTTGCAACATCTGATGAACAGCGTTATCTCCGAGCCAATTTCTTCAATCAATTCTTTGAGAAACTGCTTGATTAATAGACGCTGTTCATTGCTCCGCTGCTTGGGTTCCGTTGTCGCCGCCCTAATGAACGATTTCTGAATATTTTCTCGATCGTCTTCTTCCTCTTCTTGCTGTGAGAAGGCCTGCAACACATCATCCGTACGCCCCGGCCGAATCATAAAAGAAATGATTCCGTGATTGGCACGGGCTGCTGAATAATTAACGGTAATTGCGTGTGCCATCATCGCAATTGCCTTTACCGACTGCTTGGTAAATTGCCTATCACCTTTTCGCATACGGCTGAGTTGCCCTTCCGATACCGGCACTGACTCTGCCACATCTTTAGCTTTAACTTGGTCGTTTCCTTCAAGGAAAAGATCAAGCTGTTTTCCGAACTTGCTTTGCATAAAATTCCTCCTTTGGAAACGGGTAAAGTTTCACTTGCCACCCATCTCCACTAAAATTAAGCCATAGCCTCAAAGGCTGATTCATTTGCGTCATTAGCAATTTGTGCTTTAGAAACTACAACCAGATTTTCGAGTAGCTGATCGTTATCAGCAGTTAATTCTTCAATAAAGTTAACTGTGCGACCTGACGTGCCAGCTACCATTTCAATTTTTTCTTGCCGTGTCATTTTGCCACCTCCTATTAGTTTGATGAGCAGTGTCCAATCACAAGAATCAGTAATCCTGCTGCTAGAACTTGGAGCATAGTGTCACCCCCGTTCTTTGAAAAAATAATATTAGCCACCTTCTCTGGTACAATTGATACCGGAATGGAGTGGTAAATAATGATTATTGCGCAAGTAATGGGGCCAAAAGACTGGGCCCTTATTCTGACACCAATGGCGACTATACTAGCTGTTCTTCTACATGACGCATATCAGTTCGTTAAGGACAAACGGCAAATTCATCATCAAAAACAGTTAGAAGCATATGAAACATTCTATGTTCCTGCGATTAAATGGTTCTACCAACTAAACCCAGACGGTGCTTCATATCAAGAGATGAAATGGAATAATCCGGATGTAGATAAAATGGATCAATTGATAACAGAAAACATCAAATACGTTTCCCCAGAGATTCTTAAAATCTATATTCTTTATTTTCGTTCAGCTCATGAGCAAGGGTCAGTAAAAACAGATAGTGGTTTAGATATATCCATGGACTTCTTAAATTCCACACCCAAGGAGGCGGTACAACATCAAAGCCTTGAAATCGCAAAATATTTCCATGCTTTGATGGTTACGATAACCACAGAAGCAAATAAGGAATCGCGAAAGCTAGGAATGCCAGAAATCGGTAAACCAATGCTTGAGAACCTTCAAGATATGAATCTCGCTCCAAAAAATAAACGGGAAGGATTATGGCGGTTACTACACAAGCGGTTTGATAAATAGTCAACTCCAAGACTCCTTTTCAAATAGAAATCGTTGATGAAACCTAAACTCCATTTTTTAGGATTTTTTCGACTTCTTGGCGTTCAAGTTGCAGCTTGGACGCTTTTTTCCCAAACAACCAATCAACCCGTCCTTTCGCAACGGACCACTCAAATTCCGTCATACCAGCAACAGCTTCTGCTAACTTCGCAGATTGTTCTTCCTTCTTCATCAGATCACCTCCTCAGATTTACTCGTTTTAGTAGTCGTCCTCTTTATGAGACAATTAGGTATTATCAAAAGGGAGCGATTACTATCGAAATTCTTTATAAAAAGGCAAGCATTGTCTTGCACCTTTGCCACAAAACGATGCTTGGCGCCGACATAATTAACATTCAGGAACTTAGGTCCTTTGCTTATTCCGATCCGATCATTTTTAAAATAAATCGAATTTCATATCAAGACTTTAACAGCGCTCTTGAATACTTGGTTCACAATAATTACATCGAAATTAATAAGGCTCAACGATACGTTTTGACAGAACATGGTCTGCATTACTTTGAAAACCAATTCGAATTTCGCAAACAAACCTTCTACAAAAGTGTCATATTGCCCATTATTGTGTCGATAGCCATAAACACGCCAAACTGGTGGCCGTGGCTAACAAAACTGGTAACCAAACGTTAGCGAATCGCTGATGTTGATTTAAAAAAATCATTACGGAATCGATTAAGCCGAACGACTCCCCAGTTTTCTTTTCTTTCATCAGCTCACCTCCTCAGGCTTTTTGATACTATTTGTATCAAAATTAAGCAAAAATATATCAGGAAATAGGGTTGCTAAATCCTTTTCAAAGAAATTAGCATATTTAACAGCTAATTTAGCGCTCGGATTCGTTGCACCGTTTTCAATTTTCCTAACTGTTATTTCAGCAATACCAAGTTCGTTAGCAAGTTCTTCCTGAGTAAGACAAGCTTCTACACGAGAACTTTTTAGACATTTTCGAATCATTTTTTTCGCCTCAATTCCGATACATAACGTATCAACAATCATAATGATACACGATACATTACGTATCGTCAATAGAAAAAAGGTACTTTTTGTATCTTTTATTGAACCAGATACTTTTTGTATCTATAATGATACGTATAATATCAATTAAGGAGGACTATTAATGGCTTCTTCTACTTTTGGAACTCGTTTGAAGTACTTGCGCAATCAACTCGATCGAACGCAAGATGATGTAGCAAAAGCTATTGGAACTAGTAGGGCTGCATATTCTCATTTGGAAAATGGACGCAACGAGCCCGACAACACAATGCTTATAAAGCTAGCTAACTACTATGGAGTAACAACTGACTATCTTTTAGGTCACAAAGTTGACCTCGGTGATGTGCCCGTTGCCGCCCATATTGATGGCGATCTAGCTGACTTAACCGAAGAAGAACGCCAAGAAATAAGAGACTATATTGAGTTCAAAAAGGCGCAGTACAAAAAGCGTCATGAAAAGGACTGAGTTTATTGAATAGACTTGAAACCTTAATGGCGCAATATTCGGAAATTGCTTTTAGCTTCAAGAGGTTACCAGTGCGCCTGAGCGGCTTGGCAATCGGTGATGAGGTCGCCCTTAACGAAAGAAAAACACCCGACCAACTATGTCAATGGATACTAGAGGAAATTGGTCATGTTGAAACTTCGGTTGGCGACATTACCGATTATAGATCGTTAGAGAATATGAAACAGGAACGACGGGCTCGTGTTTGGGGATTTACTCACTTGCTGACACGGGCTGACATGGACCGTTTACGTCGCGAATATGCGTGTGAGGAGTCCGACTATCCAGCGGCCGATGATGTTGGCGTTGAACTGCCATACCTGCATGAAGTTGGCTTCGCGTATGGATTGCAGTACAAACACGTTTTGGATTAAAGGAGGGACTACATTGAGCTTAAAAATTGGCATACAGTCAGTTAACCCACTGCAAGGCGATGAGGACCTGTCCAAGGCCACTATTGACTTTATTACCAAGTACATCAAGAACCACTTTCCCAATCTGTCAGGTAGAGAGTTTAATGAATTTATTGCCATTACGTTCGATAGTCTAAGTAAGGGTGATAGGGGACAATCTATAACAGACTATATGAATAGTAATAATCTATCAGAAAGCAATATTTCCGTTTATGACTCTGTTCTTGATTTATCCATGAGACCACTAGCATTCATAAGTCGATATCGTCTTATACGCAATAGATTTAAATACTACACTTGGTGTGCACTAAACGATGAACGAACCTCCCCTGAACATCGTAAATTAGATGGGAAAAAGTTTGCTTTGCTTCCTGAGTATGAGACCAAAGAATTTCCATATCTAGAAATCTATCCAGGATCTGAACATTTATGCCGTTGCTTTATGGACCCAGACTTCGATAATATGTGAAAGATGTCGTGTTGGAGCAGGGACTCAGTAATCATTTAGTTTGAATGAATACCAGTTTTGAGAACCTCTTCAATTAAGTAATTCGTCATGTGACTATCTGCAAAGGGTGCAGTTGCCTCCAAATAACAATCTTGTTTTGATCATTCTGGATTATTGGCTTTAAAAATTATCGTTAGCAATTTCACGATTCAAAAAGTGTATATCAGACTAAGGAGTGGCTATTACGGATACTAAGGACTGGATTCAATTAGTGACAAGTATAATCACTGCGGCTACTTCAATCATAGCTATAGTTATTTCTGTTCGTTCTTTAAGGGCAACAAAAAGGTCGATTGAAGATGCCAATCGACCCTATGTGGTAGCCTATCTTGCTTGGATGTGGTTAGATGATAATTTGAAAGAATATCTTGTCATTAAAAATTTCGGAAAGACAGGTGCAACAATCAAGAGTATATCGTACGATGTACCTTGGCTCACCCCCACTACAAATACAAATGTTTTTGGGAATATGAATGGGTATTTTTTGGCCCCTGATCAAAAATACACTTCATTAGTAGAGATTGATGCAACCGGTCAAGGTCATGCACGTTCACGCAAAGTTCCTATAACTATGACCATCAATTATAACTGGAAAGACGATACAAAGAGGGATACGTTTGAACACACCTTTTCCGAGAAAGCTTATGGCAACTTTACCTATATGCGTAGAGTCACAGGATTTGATGGCAGTATCGAAAATAGTGAAAAATTATTTTACAAGGCTGCTGATGAGTTCTTCCGATCTAGGCTTTAAACAATCTGTCTTTGCTTCAATATAAGGCGTTAAATTATTCGCAACAACGCGCATCTCTCCAATGTTAAGACCCATGTCAAGCATAGTTGTGATTAGTTTGTCACTAACAAAGTCACATTTGTTTCGATCCATCGATGCCATATTTTTCATCTCCAATACGTATTACTATGATTATAAAACATACGTTCACTTTTAGCTACTGTCCACACCCGAAGACACTAAAAGCTGAGTACATATTTTCAGGAGGAAAGCATGAAAAAACATAGATTTCTAATTATAATCCTAATGGTCTTAACTATCGGATCATTATCCATTTCAACTGAAACTGCTTCAGCAAAAAGTTATTGGGCGCACAACCATTGGGTAACTTTGAAAAGGAACGTGAAAGTCAGCAAGATAAAAATTTCGTATCCCCTTTACAAAAGTCATTCAGTTGCGACTTATACTGCAAAAAAAGGATCACATTATTTAGTTCGCCATAATAGCTATAACTATGGATGGTTACTATATTCAGGCAAGTTTCATTCAAATTCAAAGTATGCATACGCCGTAGCTGCTAATGAGAGTGATTCTAGTTGGTTTAAGATGGGAATTCACAAAGCAAACCAGTATAAGTTTAGAACTGCTGCAAGCACAGACTTCTTTTATGATTCTTGGGAGCCTGCTTACTTAGATTACTTCAAAGATAAATTTGATTTATATAATTCTCACAGTGATGCGAAAAAAGAAGAAAATGTCGTTAACTCAATTGATTCAAATACTGATAAGTTCTCCGCAAAATGGTTATCAAAAACGCAATATGACGATGTGATTCTCATCAAATATCACTCAAAAACCTATTATGGAAATGACAAGCACCACGCTATTCGTCCATACAGTGCATTTAAGGATGGTGGCGTCGTTGCATCCTTCTTAAAACCAACTGACAAAAAATCAATTTTAAAACACGGGAACCATATCTACAAAGGTACTCAATGGGCCTATTATACTGACAGTACACGGGACCATTACACGTTATACAAATTTAATGGTAAGAAATGGATAAAAGGACATAGTTATAGATAAAAATGAATTAATCAGCTTCTGTCCGGTGACTCCCCTCGGTTCGATTCCGGGGAGAAGCATAGTTTAAATATATATAATATTCAAGGCTTCATGTGCTCAACATGTCAAAGATGGCTTTAATAATAGGAGGTAATGAATAATGTCAAACGAAGGCAAAACCGAAAGCGAAAAAGCTAAGGTCATATCTTTTATTAATATGAAAGGTGGCGTCGGTAAAACTACCTTGACTAAGGAAATTGGTTTTCGACTTGCAAATTCACTTGGTAAAAAAGTACTATTAATTGATGTGGATCCACAAATAAACTTGACACAATCTATTTTTAAATATTTTAACTATGCACAATCGGCAGAAATTGCTCAAAAACTTAAAAAGCAGTATGATAATTCCGATGAAGACTCCGAAAACGAAGATGCAAATGTAAAGACTACCAAAGTATCGACCGCTTCGATAAAGAAAGTATTTGAGGGCAATTCAAGTTCTCCGGCCAATCTAGCTGATTGCGTTTTAACGTTCCCGGACAGCAACCTAAGTATTATTCCCGGTGAGCTTGGAATTGAGTTCACAACACGAAACCTTAATAGTGCACAACTTGAAAACGGAATTTATAACTTCATTGATAAGCAGAATCTACGCTCATTATTTGATTACATTTTAATAGATTGTCCTCCCACATACTCTTCATATACAGTTGCGGCATTGAAACCCAGCGATTTCTATGTTATTCCAGTAAAACCAGAAGCATATTCTATTCTAGGAATAAACATGCTGAGTAAAGTTGTTAAAACTATCGTTGACGATAATCGTATATTCTTCAAAGAACAGCCGTTACATAATTTAGGAATAATTTTGACTGATATTAAGTCCAAACCATCAGCAGGTATTAAAAATCTAATTCAAGACATCTCTTCTAGCAATGTTCTGAAAAATAGTGGAATTGATATTTTTAAGACAAGATTTTTACATAACCCATATCTACAAAGTGATATCAGTTACTTTATTGATACCTCAAATGCTGAAAAGGGATCGAAACCAAACCTTAATAAATTAGTTAAGGAATTTCAAGAGAAGGTGAACAGATATGAATGAAGTTGATATTTTAAAAAGAAATATCCAGAATATAGCCAAAACCAACGATGTTGAGTATAAGAGAACACTACTTTATTCTGGATATACAACCCTACTCCTTTCAACAAGACTCTTTAAATTAAACATTGATTTAAAAGATTTTCTAACGCCGCTATTGACTGGCTTGGAAAAGGAATATCCTCTTCGTAAAAATCAGACATTAGTATTAAAAGACTACGTTTATAAAAGTCGTTCTCTAATAATTTCAAGAATAATACGTATCATACAGAACGCTGATGCACATTCCCTTTCAATTTTAGAGAACGGCTACTCTTCACTTATACTCCAAGATAATAAGCCTGTTTTAAAAAAGAAGGCAAAAAATAATCGCCCCAACGCTGTTGATGAACTCTTTGAACGGTTTGATAGAAAATGATAAATAATATTTACAAGGGTGAAATTATTGAATATAAGAATTTTTGCAAAACATTTTTTCGAGACTCGTATATTTTGAACCATTTTCAGAACAAACAGCTACTCCTCATATTTCAAATGTTAACTGTGTTTGGTGTGACTTCTGACTACGATGTGAACAACTCCTTGGCTGTTCGTACTCAATCAAAGAAAGCTCAAGAATCAACCCTAAGATTGCTTTATGCAATTCCCACATGTGAAGATTTATTCATATCTGCTTGTTTCAGACAACTATCAGAAGAATTATTAAAAATAGTCTATGCAAAAACCTTTAATAACTCCGTTACTTCTGAAACCTTGTCAGGGTTAAAATATCGGCACCTTTGGAATGATGGAGTTAAATCAACATCACTATATCAAAATGATTCTAATTTCAAAAAAATTTTGGATCAAATTAACAATATTTTTAAAGAAAAGTCTGATAGACTACACTCAAAAAATTCTAATTTAAATAACTCAACCGTATATCTACAACAAATAATTACTGATGGTACAGATTTGTCACGAAAAAATTTATATTCAACCATTACAACTATATCGAGCTTTACAATTGATTGGTTACCAATACTTTGCGATTTTGATATAAACCTCATGACAATGTCCCAACGTTCTTTATTTTTAAATATGGTGAAAAGTCTTCGATACTAGCGTCATGTGGTTTCAGCCCCTAATCGGGCTTTTCTTTATAATCCAAAAAGAACATACGTTTGGAAATATCAACAGTTTCGGTTTCCAAAATAAGGAGGTCATCCCCTATGAGTATTAATAAGCGTGACAATGGAAAATGGGAGGCGCGTGTCTCCTACAAAGACAAAACCAGCAAAACTGGATACCGTCAAAAAGTGAAAAACTTTGCGCGAAAATCAGAAGCAAGAGAATGGGAAGTCTCCATTCTGGACTCTATGAATAAAGGAACTGACGTATCAAAATCCAACCTCACTTTCTCAAAATACTTTGCTGACTGGATCAATACATATAAGACTACTGGTGTCAGACCTCATACCCACGAAATATATGTGGGTAACTTAAATCACGTCAAGGCATGGTTTAAGGACACCAAGCTACCATCAATTAGTCGTGCCGACTATCAAAAGTTTCTTAATTCTTTTGGTAAATCTCACTCGCTGGCCACTTCGCAAAAGCTTCACCGACAAGTACACTCTGCTATCCGTGACGCGGTTGCCGAAGGAATCATTCACAGAGACTTTGCCTATAAAGCCAAGATAACCGGCTCCGACCCCAAACCAGAGTCTGAAAAAGTACTCACCTTCGACGAATACACAGTCTTCCGCAAATACCTCATTGATAACGCCAATTACCATCGCATGACCCAAGAGATGATGCTTTTTCAACTTGAAACTGGCACACGTTTTGAAGAGTGCGCCGGCCTTACGTGGGACAACCTTGATCTAAATAATGGGATTGTCCATATCACACGCCAGTGGGACGCACGAGCCCAAAACTTCACTAAGACAAAGGGTGGCGGCAAAGCTGACGGCGATATAACCATAGGCACAAAATACTGCCAGTTTTTGCGCGATTACCGTGACCAACAGAATGAATGGCTATCAGACCACGGCATCAAGAATCCCCTCAACTTGGTGTTTTGGTCAGACCATGGTACAATTGTCCAAAATGGTACGGCTAATACGCAGCTCAAAATTATATGTAGTAGATTAGGAATCAAAGAGGTAACTTCTCACGCAATGCGGCATACGCATGCCAGCATTTTAATTTTACAAAAGGTGTCACTGCCATACGTCCAGCATCGACTCAGGCACCAAAAGTTAGAGACGACAATTAACACCTATGTCCACTTCATTGAACAAGCAAATGGCATAAGTAACTCAGACACCCTTGCCTTTTTAGATAAAGGGTTTGAAAATAAATAAAAATGTTCTTCGCAGATTCTTCGCATTTTCGTCTCTCGAGTTTTAGAAACGTTGATATGAAGCCGTTACTAAGGGGTTCCCCCACTAGCTACAATCACCGTGCGGGTGAT